CGGTTTAGGGGTAAGGCATTGCCGAACCCCATAAACAGAGAAAGGAAAATCCACCATGAAGATTTCAAAAATCACGATTAAGAGTCTTTTCGGAATCAAGGAATGGAGCGGAGACGGTAAGAATATTGAACTTGTCGGAGATAACGGAACCGGTAAAACATCCGTTATTGATGCAATCAGATATGCCCTTACCAACGCATCAGACCGTGAGTACATTATCAAAAACGGAGAGACAGAGGGAGAGATTTTCATTGAGACAGATAGTGGTCTCTCCATAGACAGAAAACCGAGACAGGGAATGACGGATTATAAATCTGTAAAGCAGAACGGCAATGTTGTCCCCAGCCCTGAAACATTTCTGAAAACCATATTCACTCCGTTGCAGCTTTCTCCTATGGAGTTCATCTCTATGGATAAGAAAACCCAAAATGCAACGATTCTGGATATGATTCAGTACGATTGGAACCTTGACACAATCAAAGAATGGTTCGGAGAGCTGCCGCCGGATGTGAATTACGAACAGAACATTTTAGCAGTTCTGAATGACATTCAGGCAGAAAACGGTTACTACTTCATGCACAGACAGGATGTAAACCGGGACATTCGCGCCAAGAAAGCTGTTATTGCCGATATTGGAAGTTCTCTTCCTATCGACTATGACGGAGAGAGATGGGAGAAAGAAAACCTCTCAGAACTCTATACGGAGATTGAGAAGATTCGTAAAAATAATGAAACCATTGAAAAGGCAAAACGTCTCAGAGACAGCCACGATGGAAAAATCAGAGGTTTTCAGGCAGACAAGGAAGTGAAACTGGCTGCACTCGACAGAGAGATGGCTTCACAGGAGAAGAACATCGAGAGTGAACTGGCAAAACTGAAAGAACAGATTAAAAATCTGGAAGAAAAGAAAGCCGGTCTCTCAGGAGCAAAGGAAGATAAGGCAAAAGTTATCAGTGCTGAGTATGAGGCTGCCGTTTCCAAGTATGAGGCCGAGGAACAGTCCTATGCAGAATACGCAGATATGGAAATCACACCTATTGACGGTCTCATGGCAAAGGCCAATGAGACGGAGAAGATGAAAGGCCATATCAATGAATGGCGCAGAATGTTGTCTATTCAGGAGGAAGTAGCCACCTTGCAGAAAGAGTCCAATTCTCTGACAGAGAAGATTGAGCTGGCAAGAACTCTTCCGGGAACAATTCTGGAAACGGCAGAAATCCCGATTGAGGGATTATCTGTCAAGGACGGAATACCTCTTATCAATGGACTTCCGGTAAGTAATCTCTCTGAGGGAGAAAAATTGGATCTCTGCATTGATGTGGCAATTCAGAATCCGTCCGGCTTACAGATCATCCTCATTGATGGTACTGAGAAACTGTCTGAGGAAAACCGCACACGTCTCTATGATAAGTGCAAAAAGAAAGGGTTGCAGTTCATAGCAACCAGAACCACAAGCAACAATGAATTAACAGTTATTGAACTGTAGGAGGAAACACTATGGCAGGAAAGAATGATAACTTTGACGCACTTATGGCAATGATGGCACTCAAACACATTATGGATGATACGAAAGATATTGAAATCCATCCATTCACTTGTGAAGTGACCGTAACGCCTACATCAATCAGTTGCAGTTCTTCTGGAAATAAGGCATTTCTCGAAGATATTGACGGTGGAATGGAGTGGGCGGAGGAAACCAGCAACCTCATCAAAGATATTATGTCTGAGCAGACAATAAAGCTCACTGATTTGATGAAAAAGAAATTTGGTTTCGATACCGTCAAAGTTAAGCCCGACTCCGAAGATGGTTTTGTGGATTTTTTGAAGAACCTTTTCGGGGGGGGTACAGACGATAGCGAATAAAATAAATAATCTGCCTGCCATAGCCTTTTCTTGGTAGGCAGATTCATAAAAATACAAGGAGGTTATTTATGGCAACAAAAGACACAAATTATTTAGTTGCAGTTCATAAAGGACTGGACGAAAGCCTTGAAAAACAGGTTGCAGCTCTGCCGGAGAAATTCAACAAGCAGAGATTTTTACAGAACTGCATGACGGTTCTGCAGGACGGACAAGCTGATTTCTCAAAATGCGAAGCACCGACCGTTGTGCGAACACTCTTAAAAGGAGCTTTCCTTGGTCTCGATTTCTTTAACGGAGAGTGTTACGCAATTCCTTACGGAAATCAGTGTCAGTTCCAGACTGATTACAAGGGAGAGATCAAGCTGTGCAAGAGATATTCGAGCAATCCTATTCAAGACATTTACGCAAAGGTAGTCCGTGAGGGAGATAAGTTTGAGGAAGTAATTGAAAACGGTAAGCAGTATGTCAATTTCAGACCTAAGACTTTTTCAAACGGAGAGATTATCGGTGCATTTGCGGTAGTCCTCTACAAAGACGGTTCCATGATGTACGACACCATGAGCAAAGAGGACATTGAACATACCAGACAGACATTCTCAAAGGCAGCAAACAGCAAGGCTTGGAAAGAAAGTTACGGAGAGATGTGTAAGAAAACAGTTCTCCGCCGACTGTGTAAGTTGATTGACCTCAACTTTGATACCGCAGAACAGTGTCAGGCATTTGAAGATGGTTCGGCATTTGATGTTAAGGAAAAACCGAAAGAGAAGTATCAGGCACAGGACATTTACCAGTCTCACGATCAGAGTTCTCATAACGCAGATGAGAGTTCTGATGGTGTGATTGACGGAACATTCAAGGAAGTAGATGAGTAATCTTCTTAAACTTACCCCGGAGAACTATTACACCAAAGAAGCTAATATGCAGTATGTGTCCGTTTCTCAGTACAAAGAGTTCAACGGCACGACCGGAAAAATGGGTTGTGAAGCATACGCTATGGCGAAGCTCCGGGGAGAAGTTGAGGAAGTAACCACAACTGCGTTAATGGTAGGCTCCTATGTGGATGCCTACTTTGAGGGTACACTTCCTACATTTTCCGCACAGCACCCGGAAATCTTCTCATCCAGAGGTAAAACCGCCGGAGAGTTGAAATCCGAATACAAACAGGCCTCAATTATGATTGACCGTGCCGTGAAAGATCCAGTTTTCATGCAGTACATGGCCGGAGATAAACAGGTTATTATGACCGGAGAAATTGAGGGAGTTCCTGTCAAAATCAAAATTGACAGTGCAGATGGCAGACGAATCACTGATCTCAAAACAGTAAAGAGCATAACAGAAACCTTTTACGCAAAGGACCTGGGGCAGAGACTTAATTTCTGCGAATGGTGGGGATATGATTTGCAAGCTGCCGTGTACAGAGAGATTTACAGACAGAATACAGGTGATCTCTTGCCGTTTTACATTTGTGCTGTCAGCAAGGATAAGACAGACAACATTCCTCATCCGAGAATCAAGGTTATTGAAGTTCCACCGCTGATGATGGATGAAAAACTGGCAGAGGTCAAAAACAATATCGTGAAAATCCAACGCATTAAAGATGGAGACATTGAGCCACTTAGATGTGAGGTATGCGATTATTGTGCCGATACTGAGATTCTGGATGGTCCTGTCTCCATGGATATGCTGATGGGAGAGATTTAATGAAAGATTCAATCGTAATTGATATGAAATACGCTGATTACGATATGATAGACGGCTCTTACGGTGTCGAGAGACACCATTTGATGGGTGGGGCAAACAGGAGCCATGCAGACGAGGATGGTCTGTGGGTTCCTTTATCGCCGGACCATCACAATTCAAGTAGAATGAGTGTTCATCACAACAAGGAAATGAAAGTAATGAGCCATATCATTGCACAGTTGGCGTATGAGCTTGAAATGGTATCTACCGGACAAGCCAAGGATAAGAACGAGGCAAAGGAAATGTTTCGGAGAAGATACGGAAAAACATTCGTATAGTAGGCGATACGCTTATTATAAATAATTCTTTAGAAAGGAAGTGAAAACAGTGGCAGAGAAACTTACATTGGCATCCATGTGTGCCGGAGGCGTTCAGGAACGTATCGACAGAGCGTTAGCGAAAATCTCAGATAACATTCTGGATTTGAACACTGATGCAAAGAAGAAACGTGTCCTTGATGTAAAGATCACTCTTACTCCCAATGAGGATGATAGAGAGGATGTTTCCGTTGAGGTACAGACTTCCGTTAAGCTAGCTCCTGAGATGGGACTGAAAACTCAGTTGTTCATCAATAAGGATTTCAGAAGTGGTGTTACAACCCTTACTGAACATTCCAAAGGCGCGATCAAAGGACAGCTTACCTTGGACGATTGCGGTATGAGCATGAACCCGGAGGAAGTTGAGGAAGAAAATCCGGTAACGGCTGAGGAACTTGGCTGCGACCCTGAAACCGGAGAGGTTATTGAAAAGCAGCCGGAACAGAAAACCGAACACAAGGTTATTAGCCTGAAAGCGGTTAATGATTAAAGGAGGACATTATGAATTTTGGAAAAGCAATAGAAGAGATGAAGTCTGGTAAGAAAGTTGCAAGGCAGGGATGGAACGGAAAGAACCAGTACATTGAACTTGCAACTAATATCAGCTACAAAAACGCCGGTGGCGATATTGTGAACTGCGAACATGATGCCATCGGAAACAAAGCAATCGCATTTGTCGGAACATCCGGTGTACAGATGGGGTGGCTTGCATCTCAGGCTGATATGTTGGCAGATGATTGGCAGATCGTACAGTAACAGGAGGAAGATATGTTAAAAGCAGCTATTGAGAAAATTCTTTCTCTCGATGCTCCCCATATTGAGGAAATTGAGGGAAGAACCTATGTAGACAAAGATATGACACAGATCGGCAAGGAACTCAGAGCAACCAGTATCACAATGAGTAATCTGAGCAGCCTTGTGGATTTCATCAAAAAGAGTAAAACAGATTTCAAGACCGGTCATTACATCGCCCATGTGGTATCTCCTACTGAGGTTCGTCTGTTTTCCAGTCTGGATGCAGACCGCCAGAGAGAAACACTGGCAGTTGTCAAAGCAGAGATCCCGGAGTTTTCATTCGGTCAGTTCATCGGAAACGAAGAGTTTGTTATCGGTGTGCAGTCCAAGTTCTTAAACGAGGATGCTGAGGCAAATGATAAGCCTATCATCTTACAGTTTGCCGGAAATGTTAAGGCCGGCACTGTTGCAGAATACGGAGACACCGGAGTAGGACAGAAAGCGGCAATCAAGAAAGGCGTTGCCTCTCTGCAGGAAGTTGAAGTTCCGAGTCCTTGCCGTCTGATGCCGTACAGAACCTTTACAGAGGTTGCACAGCCTATGAGTAACTTCATTTTCAGAGTAAAGGACAATGACCGTTATGGCGTTACCTGTGCCTTATTTGAGGCAGATGGAGGCGCATGGAAGAATGAGGCGAAAGCCAACATCAAAGCGTATCTCGAAAAAGAACTTGCAGATGTATCAAACATCTTTGTGATTTCTTAAATAATCGTAACCCGTAAATATGTATCTGCAATTATCTCCTAAGATTGGTCTCTGAGGAAAATATGTCACGAAAGCCGCAGAATACACAAACGGTTTACCTCCTTTTAAGAAATTCGATTAGTTAAATGGTATAAACCCCTGACAAGGATCTTTTGTTAAATTACCCAGGAGCCGTCATTCCGGCGGCTCCACCCATAATGAAAGAAAGGAGGACTTAGAGATGCACAAGGTTGTTATCAAAGGAAATTACTACGGCAGAACCAGAACCTTACCGGATCTTAACGATTACTTACATGAGTGTGCGAGGCATCCTCAGATGGGTGCAAAAATGAAAAGAGATTACCAGATGATCGTGTGTAACGCTATCAGAACGCAGTTACCAAGACTTACGATTACAAACCCTATCATCATTCATTACAACTTCTATGAGCCGGATAAACAACGTGACAAGGGCAATATTTTTTCCTTTGCCGATAAAGTTTTTCAGGATGCTTTGCAGAAATGTGGAGTGATTAAAAACGATGGTTGGAAAGAAATCGACAACTTTACGCATGACTTCTATGTGGATAAGAAAAACCCAAGGATTGAGATATTCCTTGAAGAGATAGAGAAAGGACCGTTCGATGGCTGAGAAAAAGTATTTTTGGCTCAAAATGCCCCGGAACTTCTTTGAAAAACACTATATCAAGATACTTAGAGCAAAGGATAATGGCGATCTTTTGGTTATGTTCTATATATGGATGATTACAGAGTCAATCGACCATGAGGGCAAACTGCGATTTTCCGAAGATATTCCGTATGACGCAGAAATGTTGGCGGAAGCATCCGGTTTTGCGTTACAGATTGTTACACAAGCGTTACAACAATTTTCAAAATTACAGCTTGTGGTTACGGAAAGTGACGGCACGCTATTTTTACCAAAATCTCTGAAAATGATTGGGTCTGAATCGGCATCCGTACAGAGGGTTAGGGAGTATCGGGAGAGAGAAAAAAACAAGACAAAACCCACTGAGACACCAGAAAACACTGAATGTAACGAACGTGTAACAGAGAGTAACGTTAATGTTCAAAAAGGTAACATAGAGAAAGAGTTAGAGAAAGAGTTAGAGAAAGAAAATAAAAAAGGGGGAAAGAGGGAAACTACCCAATCAATTTTTGAAAGGCTTCTCCCTGAGTACACCATCTCTGATGTAATGGCAGATAAACTTCGCGAATGGTTCAAGTATAAGACGGAACGGAAAGACGGATATAAGGAACAGGGCATGAAGTCGTTGTTAAAACAGGTTGCCAATAAGGTCTCTGTCTATGGAGATACTGCCGTATGCAATCTTATTGATGAATGTATGTCGAATGGATGGAAAGGCATTATTTGGGATAAATTGCAATCATCTTCTGCATACAGAAATAGCGGAGATCGCATTGGAAACAGAGTAAAGGATGTGGATGGCTGGTAATGGAAAGAGAAGAATTTAAGATTTTGGTAAAAGCTATGAAAGCGGTCTACGCACAGCCGACATTCATACCAGATAAAGACGCTTTCGATGTGTGGTATGGATTATTACAAGATCTTCCGTATGAGCAGGCAAACTTGGCAATACAAAAGTACATGACGAGTGAACGTTTTCCTCCAACCATCGCAGATATTCGCACTAAAGCAACGGAGATTATTGCTCCGGCGGAAGAAAGCATGAGCGAACTGCAGGCATGGGCGTTGGTACAGAGGGCGTTAAGGAACTCCGGTTACAACTCAGAAGAGGAATTTGCAAAACTGCCGGAGGCGTGCCAAAGAGCTGTTGGAACGGCGGCAAACCTCAAAGAGTGGGCGTTGATGGATTCAGACCAAGTGGCAACCATTGAACAGTCGCACTTTATCAGGAACTATCGGACTTCGGTGCAGCGGATGAAAGAAGAGGCACGTCTGCCGGAGAATGTAAGGATGCTCATAGCCGATATGGGGAAGAAACACGCAGCACTTATGGAAAAAGCAGTAGACCCACAGATAGAAATGCAAAAAATTGAAGTGCCGGAGGAAAAGACCGAACCACCATCCGGTATGTCAAACGAAACCAGAAAGAGACTGGATGAAATGTATGAGAAGTTCGGTAGAAAATAGACGGAGGAAAGGGCAGCGCGCATAAATCCTGGGAACCTCTGAAATGGATTGAGAAAATTATCATACAAAGAGATGAGGGAAAGAGGATTGTGTCCGAAGTGTGGCAAAGAAAACCCAACGCCGGAAAGATCCATGTGCCCTGAATGTGCTGCAAGAAATTCTGAATTACGCAAGCAGAATCGAAAATACCATGAAAGGATTGGGATATGCACTCATTGTGGGAAAAATCCAGCAGAACCTAACAAAAAGCTATGTTATGAGTGCTTGGGTCAATTTCAAGATAGTTATTCGGAAAAAGGGAAAACCGATGAACAGAAAGAGAAAGATCGGCTGAGGAAAAGGCAGTTAAAACAGACACGCATCGAAAACGGACTATGCCCCAGATGCGGAAAACATCAATCACAGAATGGTGGTTTATGCCAGAGATGCAGGGCGTATCTGAAAAATTACAGAGACAAAAACCGATGCGATTTGTCACGTTCAGAGAGACCGGACTACGGCATTTGCTATATATGTGGCAAAAATCCAACAATGAAAGGGAAAAAGGTGTGCGATAAGTGTTATGAAACACGGCTGAGTACCTTACCGGCAATGTGGGAAAATGCGAATAATGACTACTTCCGGCAGCTTAATTATGCGAGATTTTGCATGATAAAAAATCAAAGAAAGGAGAAAACGAGTGGATCAGATTTCAATGTTTGATTTAATGTACCCAACATTTAAGACTGACAACCCGGTGCGATTGATAGAATTGTTTGCCGGGGTTGGTTCTCAGGCGATGGCACTTCGTAATCTTGGCGTACCGTTTGAACATTACCTTATGTCTGAATGGGAAATGCACGCCACGGCATCATACAAAGCTATTCACATGGCGGACGATGATACGGATTACAGTGCAGAAATGAGTTCTGAGGATGTTATACAGGCACTTACTCAGTTGGGAATATCCGTGGATGGAAAGAAACCTCTCACGGAAGAGCAGATAAGGAGTCATTCATACAGTGACGCATGGCGCAGAGAATGTTACAACAACATAAAAGCCACGCACAACCTTGTCAACATTTGCTCAATGAGGGGGGGTGATCTGGCAATAACGAATACTGACAGATACACCTACCTTATGACGTATTCGTTTCCATAAGACCTTGCCAGGATTTATCACTCGCCGGAAAGATGCGAGGAATGAAAAAAGGATCAGGAACACGTTCCGGGTTGTTGTGGGAAGTTGAAAGACTTCTGAATGAGACAGAAAATCTTCCACAGATACTTCTCATGGAGAATGTGCCACAGGTTATCAGTGCGGACAACATAGATGATTTTCATAGCTGGTGCAGCTTCCTTGAAAGCAAGGGATATAAGTGTTATACGCAGATCCTCAATGCAAAGGATTACGGCGTGGCGCAGAACAGAGAGCGATGTTTCATGGTATCTATTCTGGGAGATTATAATTACAAATTTCCGCAGCCGATTCCACTGGATAAGACAATGAAAGATTATTTGGAGGACGAGGTAGACGAAAAGTATTATATCAACTCCGAAAAGGCGCAGAAACTCATCAAGGACTTACGAGAGAGCGGTCAGTTAGATGGCATCTCAAAAACCGTTAGGGGGGGGGCAGAGGCTCAGTAGACCGGCATCATTGGGATGCGGTGTTACAGAAGTAGATAGCTCAGATGAACCATGAGCCGGCCGTTGATTGTGGCTCATACGGGAACAGGTGGAGAAAGAGGACGCATAATGTCCCCGGATGGCATATCAGTGGCATTGTCGGCAACGGATTATAAAGATCCACCGAAAGTTTTAGTGGAGGAAAAAGTAAATGGCAGACAGAATAATTGTAGTCGGCTCACTGAACCCGGAAAAGGAAGTTCAGGACAGGGTTCGAGTTTTATCGGGGGGGGGTATTTGCCAAGCAATAAGGGCAACAGACTACAAAGATCCTCCGAAAGTGCTTGTGGAATCTACGATCCATACAACAAAGCGTTGTACAAAATGATATGTCCTACCCTATTGGCGAGCGACTACAAACATTTGAAATATGTAATCGAGGAACTATGAAATGGCAAATAAGGCACGCTGCATACAACTGGGGAATATCGCCGTAGGAAAGAGTTGGGATAATCCTCAGAGCGGAAGAATTTATTCCGTAGACGGAATTGCCCCGACCTTAAACACTTGTGGGGGGGCAATTTAGAACCAAAGATATTAGAAATCAAGGAAAGGAAAGAAGATATTGCAGACCGGGATTAAGAGGTTAGGCAATATTCTCCCCACTTCCACGAGAGAGAACCCAAACCAATGGCGAGTGTATGATACCGGAGGCATAGCTCCGGCGATTACGAGTGGGGGGGGTACTGTACCTTGCATAATAACAGAGACGGAGGCGGAAACGTGGTTGAAAGAATCATTGTTGCAAGCAGAGGGCGAAACCCAAACAATCCATCGGACAGAACCACAGGCGCACCTACGGAGCAGCGGTTAGAACCGAACTCAGAGGGGTTGTGCAACACACTTACTTCCGTCCAAAAAGACAATTATGTTTTGGAAATAAGGACGGTGGATGATGGATAGAGAGTATGTAGGCATCCGGCAGGCAACACAGAAAGGCTATATCGAATGTGAGATTGGAGGAGTTGCGGATTTCTCATACCCAACAAGTAAATTACGGCGCGGAAGAGTGCAAGGCGGCGGCCATGTATGCCCTACACTTACATCCCAAAGCATGGGGATTTGTCGTATTGAAAGAATTGTTCGGGGGGGGCAGGACAGTATGCAGCATAGCGACAATCTCACGGAAAGGAGTACAGAAATGGCAAAGGTAGGGCAGATTTCCAACGAGGGAAGTCAATGCGGATCTGTTTATTCTGATAATGGCAATTCTCCAACGCTGACCGCCGGAACGCATGGAGATGCGAACTCAAAGGTTTACACAGAGTACCGCATAAGAAAGCTCACTCCAAAAGAGTGCTGGCGGCTGATGGATTTCTCAGATGCAGATTTCCATAAGGCGGAGAAAGTAAATAGTAACACACAGCTTTATAAGCAGGCCGGAAACAGTATCGTGGTAAATGTTCTGGTTGCAATCTTAGGGCAGTTATTCATCGGAAAAGAGGATGTATATAGAGACTGCAAGGTAAAGAAATAGGAGGCAATATGCAGAAATTAAAACAGATGGTAGTAATGAGAGAAAGCCACGAAAGAGACGAGGGAACAATGGGATTTCACGATTATGTGACAGTGAAAGAGGACTTCAATAAATTCGTGGATAGAGTAACAGAGGCTTGCGAAACAGTTAATGGCAAATTCTTGGGAGTTTCTTATCCTAACGAAGATACCGCCGTTATTCTGTATAGATGGTCTGACGGATTGCATTAAATTTTTTTGTAGAAAATGTTTAGTCAGACAAACAAAAATGTGAAAGAAAGGAGAAAAATCGGTATGTTAGGAAAAACCGCAAAGGAAAAACAGACAGACGATAAAGAGACTGAGTATGCTTCCTACGAGATTTGCCGGAAGAGCAAAGTCGGAGAGTACATTCAGGCAGGGCAGGAGTTTTTTGTGGCTGATATGAAAAAGAAAAAGATTTACAGCTCCAACGATCTGCGCCTGAGAGAGTTATCGGAAAAGGTAGACTCTGAGGACACATTCGTATTCAAAGAAGCAACTTATATGTAACACCAGAAAGGAGAAACAGAGAAGTGGGTAACAAACACGTTATATCCGACCTCTACCAGATGCAGTCCTTGTCGCTTAATGCAAAAGTCAGAATGACACAGCGGAGAATTAGGGAATGGGTAGATGAGTACGGCGAGGATGGTGTGTATATCTCTTTCTCAGGAGGAAAAGACAGTACGGTTCTTCTCAATATTGCAAGAAAATTGTACCCGAACATTAGAGCTGTATTTGTTGACACAGGGCTTGAATACCCGGAAATAAGAGCGTTCGTAAAGGGTTTCGACAATGTGGATTGGATACGTCCAAAGCTGACGTTTCGGGAAGTGATAGGAAAATATGGGTATCCATTTATCAGCAAGGAGGTTTCTGAAACTGTCTACTATGCAAGAAAATACATGAAATCACTTGACGCTATGAAAGAAGAAAATACAATCCCTGAGAGAGAGAGAGAGAGAGAGAGAGAGAGAGAGAGAGTTCCGTATTGCGCTCAGATGGCGGATCTAATCGGAGTAGACAGAAGAATAAACAAAGAGAATCCAAACTACAAAATGCTGAAAAAGGGGATTATCCCTAGCACGCCACCGGTTAGATTTCAAATTTTGCTTGGAACATTAAAGCACAAAGAAAAAGGCGTTCAGACAGAGGAAATATCTGAAATGTACAACAAGTCCAGATATAAATTCTTCTTAGATTCGCCGTTTGAAATTTCTGCGATGTGTTGCAAAGTGATGAAAAAATCTCCCATGCACACATACCAAAATACAACAGGCCGTAAACCAATGACGGCTCAAATGGCGAGTGAGAGCAGATTGAGAACGCAGCAGTGGCTTAAAAATGGATGCAATGGATTTAATATGAAATCTCCGATCAGCAACCCTATGAGTTTTTGGACGGAGCAGGATGTACTTCTTTACATACGGCAACTGCAAGATGAATACGACCAAAACTTAACGGTTTGCAACATGGAAGTCCGGCGCAGAGCAGACAAAATTCAGCGAAGAAAAGCCAGAAAATACATCAAAAAGAATCCGAAGAGATTTGAAATCTGTTCTGTATATGGAAAGGTTGTAACAGAGGATGAGGCACACGGTCAAATGACATTAGCTGATGTAAGCAACATGGAAATCTTTGACCTTGGCAGACCGGTTCTCAAAACGACCGGATGCGAGCGCACTGGTTGTATGTTCTGCGGCTATGGATGCCATCTTGAAAAGTCCCCGGGAAGATTTGAAAAGATGAAACTCACTCATCCAAAACAGTATGAGTACATTATGAAACCTTGGAATGAGGGAGGGCTTGGATTCAAGGAAATTATTGATTGGATCAATGAACATGGAAATCTAAATATCAGATATTAGGAGGTAAACAGTATTGACACAGGAGCAGATGAGAAACCTCAACACCATCGTAGAAACGTATGGAAACGATGCACAGGAGGATATGGCTATTGAAGAGTGTTCGGAACTCGTCAAAGCCATTCTGAAATTCCGCCGTAGCGATGAGAAAACAGCGGAAATGAGAGATGCAGTGATTGATGAAATTGCAGATGTACAGATCATGCTCACACAGTTGGGAATTATTTTTAACTGCGTAGCAGAGGTAGAGGAACGAATTGATTTCAAAATCAATCGACAGATGGGGCGAATTAAGGAAAGAGAGGCAAAACGTGATGTTTGTTAAGTCTCAGGATGGAGCGGTAGTTCTGAACAACGACAAGGTAACAGAATACAGCACGGACAGTAAATATGATGGGCGGTACAAAGTTGCTGCCCTCGTAGGAGAAAACAGAGTAGTGATTGGCAGATATTCTACGAAAGAAAAATGCAGAATGGCGATTTCAATGCTTGTGGACTGCTACACCATGAATTTGCTGTTTGAAAGAGGACAGGATGAAAACCCCAGAGACTTAGTATGTGAATATGTGGCGGATCAACCACTTGGAGTGTTCGAGATGCCGCAGGAGGATGAAATCGAATAGGAGGACACTATGAGCAAAGAGTTTTATAGAGGGGAAATCTTCTATATCCGCAACGAGAGCGAATATAGCGGAAATGTACAGGGGGGGGTAGACCTGCGGTAATCATAAGCAATGATATTGGTAACAATGCAGGACCTATATTGGAAGTGGTTTACCTTACCACCCAGGAAAAGAAACCGTTGCCGACACACGTTAAAATCAACAGTTCAAAATATCCGTCCACCGTGCTTTGTGAGCAGATTGATACGGTAAACAAGGATAAGGTTGGAGATTACATAGGACAGTGTTCTATGGCAGAAATGAAAAAGATCGATGCAGCGTTGGCGGTAAGCATCGGCATTGGAATTAACATCAAATCGAATGATCTGGTAAAGAAGTGGGCGGAAGCTGCAAATGAAGCAGTGAAGCCAGATGAGAAAGAACCTGAACCTATTGCAGAAAAGGTGGAGATGCCGGACGTTGAGACACAGTTGGAAATTGCAAAGATAACTGCTGAGAGGGACGTATACAAACGATTATACGAGGAAGCAATGGCACGGAGATAGGAGGAAACATGGCTCTAATAAAGAGAGACAGAGAAAACTTCTGGATATTAAATTGGCTTGATGAGTACATGACCGGTCATAAAGGATTTATATGTGGAGGATGTTTCAAAAACATATTCAATAAAGAAAAGGTAAAGGACCTTGATATTTTCTTTGAGAATGAAAGCGATTTTGATGATGCGGTACAGTATTTTGACAGTCAGACACCAGGATATGACGGAGACGATGTAAGAGATGAGAAATATCATTTCCACTACGAAAACGACAATGTAAAGGCATACAAACACATTGAAACAGGTGTTGTGCTTGAACTTTGTTGCAAAATATTTGGAAAACCGGAAGAAATTCTGAATAAGTTCGATTTCACAATCACGAAGTTCGCATATTACAAAGAGGAAGTAGAGGATGAAACTGGTGCGGTAGCGAAAAGACAAGAACTTCCGTTTGAAACTCTGGAAGATGAGCATTTCTTAGAGGAAATTGGAATACCGGAAACACACATTGAGTACAAAATCCTGATGGATGATGCGTTTTTTGAACATCTACATCTTAAACGGATTGTAATTGATAAAGATATTCCATTTCCAATGAGCACTTTTGAACGGATGCTGAGATATGCAAAGTACGGATATTTCCCATGCAAAGAAACAAAGATGAAGATAATCAATGCACTTAGGGATTTGACAGACGAACAGGTTGAATTATCTGAAAGCCTTTATGACGGCATGGATTAAGGAGGAAAGATGAAAAAGACAGCGAGAGTAATTATCACATCAAAGTGCGACCGGAAGTGCCCGGGGTGCTGCAACAGCAAATTGGACTACACATCATTGGCGAAAGTGATTGGCGGTATCACGGCATTAAAGGACTATGAGGAAGTTGTGATTACCGGCGGAGAGCCTATGATAAATCCGGCACAACTCTACACAGTCATTAAAATGCTCAGAAAGCAGAATAAGAGACAGAAAATCTATCTTTATACGGCTTGTCTGACAATGGACGATCATCCGGTAATTTTAAAACACTTGGATGGTATCACAGTAACAGTCCATGCAGAAGCCACAGATGAGGATATTCGTAATCTGAAATACATGAGTTCCAATCTCTACGATGAGGACTTGGATATGCGCCTGTTTATCGACAAGAGGGTGTACGACAGGTACGACTTATCTAATATCTGCATGAAAACATGGGATGTAGTGAGAAAACTGGAATGGAAAGAAAAGTGCGATCCGGCAGAAAACGAAGAACTGTTTTTGTGGAATCTTTATTAAGGAGGCTGCCATGGAAACTTATAGAGTTGTATCAATTACAGACAGAAAAGGCAATCCGAGAATTGAGGGCAGATACCCTCTCAGAGTAGGGAGAATGTGCAAGAAACCCACTCCAAGAAACGGAGATGCCATGATGATTGAATGGTTGGCTCAGCCGGATGGAACACCGTATGTCGGCATGATTGTTACGAGTACAGTTATCGGATTCAAGACCGAGGATAGAGGAAAATACATTGAGGTAACAACCAGAAATTCAATCTACACATTTGAGAGAGTATGAGAGAAACAGAAACTTTTGAGTATATCCGCCGGAAATACCCGGACAAGGAAGAAACATGGAGAAAAGTCACACGGCTTGTTAAGTTTGATGAGAATTTGGAAGTAAAGAGTGTGCATGATTTCAACATCAACTGCTACATATCAACATTTGGGAGACTTATAAGAAACGGAATCCTCTGCAATATGGCATACGGAGATAAATACGATATTTCCAGTATGTTCACAGATATGGACGGAAACCAAGTACGGTTTAAGAGACACCAGATTGTTATGCAGACTTTCTTCATGGGCGATAGACGGCGGTATGACACCGTAGACCATATAAACAACATGGAGAGGTTTGACAACAGCATATACAACCTCAGATGGGCGGATAAGGGCGTACAGTGCGGAAACCGCAAGGACAAGCCAGGGAAACACAGAATGGTTATCTGCATAGGCGATGAGGAAGAAATCTTTTTCTCATGTCGGGAGGCGGAACGACTGTACAACCTACCGCCGAACTCGGTCGGTAAGGTATGCCGCGGAGAACTAGAATCCATATATGGTTATAGATTTGGATATTTATAAGGAGATCAGAGATGGGAAAAGATTGGACCGGAAACGGCAAGAGTATTTTTACAACCCTTGGCGCATCCAACCACACAGAGAAAGAAAGAGAGATTAACGACTACTATGCGACAGACCCTATCGCAGTAGACGCATTGTTACAGGGGGGGGCAGAACTGAATCATAAGATTTGGGAGTGCTCTGCAGGACAAGGACACTTATCAGAACGTCTCATAGAACTCGGTTATGAGGTCCGCAGTACGGATCTTATCGACAGAGGGTATGGAGAGGGTGGAATAGACTTCTTGCAGACAACAAAAATGTGGGATGGCGATATTCTTACCAATCCTCCATATAAGTACGCGAAAGAGTTTATTGAACACGCAATGACGATCATACCGGACGGGAGAAAAGTGTTCATGTTTCTTAAATTACAGTTTTTGGAGGGAAAGGCTAGAGGCGAACTGTTTAAGAAATACCCTCCGAGATATGTATATGTGTCACGCAGCCGTATTCTGTGCGCCAAAAACGGAATGTTTGAGGAAATGAAAGCCGGAGGCGGAAGTGCAGTTGCGTATGCGTGGTATGAGTTTCAAAAAGGTTATAAGGGAGTGAGCATTATTAAGTGGATAAATTAGATTTTGGTTACTACAACATGGACTGTATGGCCGGCATGAAACTTTTCCCTGATAAATACTTTGATGTGGCAATCGTAGACCCACCATACGGAATCAATGCGCCGAACATGGCGATGGGAACCAATAAGAGCCGGACGAAGAACGGTTATCCATCCGAAAGCACCGCAAGCAGATTGAAACGGAGTGGACAGGTAAAGGAATGGGATAGCAAACCGCCAACGGAGGAATACTTCAAAGAATTGTTTCGCGTATCGAAAAATCAGATTATATGGGGCGGAAATTATTTCAATCTGCCACCAACAAAGTGTTTTGTTGTATGGGATAAGGTGCAGCCGTGGGATGCCTTTTCACAAGCGGAGATTGCGTGGACTTCTTACAATCTCCCGGCAAAACTGTTCAGATACTCAAACACTGGCGGAACAAATTCAGAGAAGCGCATCCATCCAACCCAGAAGCCAATAGCATTGTACGAATATCTCGTAGGTGCTTTTAAGCTATCGGGGGGGGTGGTGCTAGACACCCATGTAGGATCTGCGTCAAGTCTCATCGCATATCACAGAACCGGCGTGAGGTTTGTAGGGTTTGAGATAGACACCGAGATGTATGAGGTTTCAAATGCGAGGTTGGAAAGAGAAAAAGCACAATTATCCCTGTTCGATTTAGGGATGGAAAGGAATGGAGATGAGTAGTTTTGTACCGATTTACGCGGTTGATTTTGACGGAACACTCTGCGAAAGTAAGTGGCCCGGAATTGGCGCGCCGAACAAAAAACTGATACAGCATCTTGTTCAACGCAGAACAGAGGGAGCAAAAGTGATCCTTTGGACTTGCAGAGTGGAAGAACATCTGAAAGAAGCGGTGGACTGGTGCAGTAAATTTGGCTTAGAGTTCGATGCGGTCAATGATAATCTGCCGGAAAACGTTGAAAAATATGGTAACAATCCAAGAAAAGTGTATGCCACTTGCTATATTGACGATTTGGCTGTGGATAAAAGAAAATACGATCTTCCGTTTCATGCGGACGAAAAGTTCGACTATTCAAAATTCGATAAATACCCTCTCGGAAGTGAGTGGATGTTAAAGACGGAATATGCAGAGCTTCCGGTGGTAGTAGAAGAGGTAAATGCTTTTCACGGGTATATCAGTGTAAGAAGCACGAGCGAAGAGGATAAATTTAGATATTTTAAGGTTCGCCGTGATATTGAATGGTTTTATGACAAATTATTTCCAAAGGAGTGATGCGTTTATGAAGAAAAAGAAAATCAATCCGCAAGAATTTGACTGTGGATGCTGTGGAAATCAGATTTATAAGAGCCGCCTTAGAGACGAGGTAAAGTGTTGTTATTGCGGTTATATCAATCATGTAGGGAAATACACAGGTAGGAGGAAGAGACTTGGATAAAACGAAAATAGAGTGGGCTGACAGCACATGGAATCCGATTACCGGCTGCCGTCATAAATGCCCTTATTGTTATGCTAGAGGTATTGCAAACCGCTTTGTATCACGGAAAGGATGCCATCTGGTAGAACCTGAGACATACAAACTCGGAGACGATGGTTCTGAAACTTATGAGATCAATGAGCAACCGTATTATGTTGATGATGAGACCGGAAAACAATTCAGATGTGCCTATCCGCATGGATTTGTGCCGACAATCCACAGATACCGCATGGGAGAATACAGAGACAAAAAGAGGCAGAGAAATATCTTTGTCGGTTCAATGTCGGATGTGTTTGGAGAGTGGGTTCCTGATAGATGGATCAGGGAAGTGTTTAATGCTTGTGAGAAAGCTCCACAGCATAATTACCTCTTCCTCACGAAGAATCCCAGAAGATATATGGAGCTGCATCGTTACGGAGAATTACCACTCAGAGATAATATGTGGTACGGAACGACAGTCACAGATCCAGATACGGAGTATATGGGGCAGGACGGACACTATGAGTTCCATACGTTTTTGTCAGTAGAGCCTATACTGGCAGACTTCGGAGAGCTGAGTGAGAAATCATACATCCCGGAGTGGATAATCGTAGGAGCTGAGACTGGCAGCAGAAAAGATAAAGTCATACCAAGACGAGAATGGATTGAAAATATTGTGGAGCAGTGCAGAAAGTACAACATACCGGTATTTATGAAACCGAGCCTCACGGACATTTGGGGCGAAGAACTCATTCAAGAGTTTCCGAAAGCCCTTATTCATGCCTGATTTATTCCAGAGCATTGATAAGAATATGCTTAAATCGCCGGTAGCGTACTGCAAAACACATAAAGGGTATCTATCAACGAAGCAAATGAAAGTCCATAAGTGCCTGCAGATAGGATGCACTGGACTGGAAAGGTTGGAACATCCCTACTGGGAGGAACGCCAACGGAAAAAGGATGAAGCAAAGAGGAAAAAGAAGCAACAGTAAATTGGTTCACGTTTCATTTGATGAAGTAGAGAGATTTGTTCCGAGAGTTCCGAAACAGATTTGCCCGGATGAGGATAACACCACTCCGAGGATATGCGTAGCACCTAACATATTGAGTGCAATCCAGGCGATGCCGCAAGGCAGAACAGTGGCGTACAACATGGCAAGAATCGGTGTGCCGGTTGTTATCCATGCGTATTACATAGAGAGTGATGCTATCCTCATGCCGGAGCAGATAGCGGATAAAGTGCCGGATGCCGTTGCCACAGGAGAAATGTGGGTTATGGCAGTTCCGGCAGCAGTCCGGCGGATAGATTACGAGATTGTTGATCCGTATGTGCCTATGAGGATTGATAGGAATGGCACGAGAGAACGATTTCTTGTATGGTACGGAGAATTGAAACGGGTTCGGTATCAGGATAATTGGAGAAATCTATCTACCAGAACAGCCAGAAATCAAAAGGCGGTAGAGTGGTTTATGGAAAATAAGCCAGACATATCGTACAGAACATTTATGTCAAATATGGACGATGAACTATTGAAATCATTCCATGTGGAATTACAGGAGGTATGGGAGTGAACAAACAGAAGAAATTAGCAAAACAGAACACGCCGTTGTATAAGAGAGTACCGACACTTAATCTGGTGGACTATTCAGATATAAAAGTGCCGCTAGTAGTGATATATGACAGCCCGAAAGACTTTCCGGGAAAAGTGGTGGCAAGAGTATGGGACGGAGAGAAGAATCGGCCAACGAATGTTTACTGCGAATATGAAAACCTTAAAAGATGCGAAGATGATGTAATGTCAGCCGGATTTATTTTTAAGTTCCCAAGGACACCGGAGGACGATGCGTGCATTGTTGAAACATACATGAGATAGGAGGATCACAATGGCAAAGAAAAGAAGTTGCCGCAGAACTGCGGACGAGGATAAGATTCACGAAAAAGCCGTAAAGATGCGGAAAATGACAGATGAGCAGTTGGTACATTATGTTGAGGACAGAGTGGAGAAAGCCAGAAGTGAGGGTTTTAATCAGGGTAAAAAGTCCTCCGGCGGAGCGGATATTAACAAATTTCTCAAAGAGATTTCCTCAATCAAAGGAGTCGGAGATGCTACAATCTGCAAAATTGCGGATCATTTCAGAAAGGCAGGAAACCAGAATGAATAAGACGGCTTTGCAGAGGTTCGAGGAACGGAACGAAAAGGCGTGCTGCCTTAACTGCGAAAAGCTGATAGTTAAACACACAAAGACAGGACATATAAATTTCTGCGGAGAGAGCGAGAAAATCATTCTGGATATGTTTCTTGATGTCGGAACCAACTTCTCAGGGTGCAAATATGCAAGAAAGGAGTCAGCCGATGATTAAAACATGGTTCAAGGAGTACGAAAAGATCAAGGACAAGGCAGTTGTGGTATATCCGTATGAATGGGATTGTATGTCAGAGAAACAGCGGAATAAGATTCTTTCTAAGAAAACCGTTATTATGAGCGGAGAAAGCGGATATGCCTGTAAATATTATGAGATTATCGGAAACGTGAATAATCTGTCTGACCATGACTGTGCAATCATAGCAGACGGTGGAAACCTCTGTTTTGGTTACAGAATGGAGGGACAGAGAATAGTGATATATACAGATTAAGGAGGATATGCGATGATTACAGCAAAAGAATTGGCAGAAAAGCTCAATGGGAGAGCATACGGAGATAGTTTTGACGATGTGAAGCAGGAAGCAAAGGAAAGCGGTCTGGTTATTGTTTACGGTGCATCTGATGATCTCATGGAGTTTGATGGGGCAATCTATGATGAGGGCGGTTGCTTCGATGGAGGAAGAGTATACTTTGACAGAAACGGTGTGGATCAGGAGGGAGAAGAACGTGCAAACTGGATAGATGCTGTCTGGTGTGATGGCATGAACAGGGACGGACTTCTGGCAACGTGGACATATGAGACGGAAATTCCTTGTGAGAGATTTGATATTTGGGAAGATGGAGAGATTTATTGCGTAGGTCTGGTGTTCTCAATCGAGGATCTGAAATGAAAACCGCAGAAACCGTAGCATTGGAAAAGGCAATCAGAAGAGCCACATACAAAATGGGGACATTTGGCTGCTATGAGGTAACAATAGGATATGGCGGCAAGGAGCGTGTGGACTACATGACATACGACACAAAGGGCATTTTCCGATGCTATGAGGTCAAGGTATCAAAGGCAGATTTCCATAGTGCAGCAGTTAAATCGTTCGTAGGTCACTACAACTATTATGTGCTTACCAGAGAACTTTACGATCAGGTCAAAGGAGAGATCCCAGACTGGGTTGGTGTGTATATTGGCGATTACTGCGCCAAGAAAGCCAAGAAACAGGATTTATCCGATAGGGAATATAAAACACGCCGTTCAATCAATGGGCGCAGTACAGAGGTATCTACGCCGTGGGTGGAAATGCTCAAAGAAAGTATGATCCGGTCACTGTACCGTGACTCAGATAAGTTGATTCAGACAGAGGACGAGCAGTATATAAGCCGCCTCAGAAGTCAGATTGATAAGGCAAGGACTGAAAGGGACAGAGAATCCAAGAAGTACCTCAGATTATGGAAAACCGTAAGGAAAGAATTTGGCGATGAAAAGGCATGGGAACTCATAGAAAAGGCAGAGGAATAAAACCTCTGCCTTAAATCATTTTCTGCCATTTATGGCAATCACTACATCATCAAAACCAGAATCGGAGTAGCAAGTGCCCTCCTGAGAAAGAGTTGTACCGGGCTGCAATTCCTGGTTATCATCCATAAAAGATAATTCGCTAAAATTAACCATCTTCCCATCTTTAAGGTACACCACATCCATACATACATAATCTGCGGCGGAAGTTCCGTTGTTTGTCATGGATGCAACAATGCCGCTGCCGGTAGTATTGTAGTCAACGGATAAGTCAGAATAGACAGGAGAGTATTCCTTTTCCTCTGATACCGACAGTGTGTAATCGAAACTATCAATCTTATCCCATTCATCAAATGTGGTCCATATACCGGCTGTTTGCCCTGGAGCAACCGCTTTTGTTCCATCGCTGGAAGAACCAACCATACTGCCGGAAGAATCCAATGCAGTCACATTCAGATCAATACTCACAACCTTATCTGAATTGTTTGTTACATACATAACGTAATACATAAAAGAATCATCCACAGTACAGGAATAATCCTGCGTACTCATCAAATCTGCAAGGTCTGTTTTGTCTTTACTTTCTGTCGTAGTCGTGACCGCAGTAGTGCCATTTTTGGTAGATGTACTGCCACCACAACCAGTCAAAAGAACGGCAGACAGTAACAGCATGGCAAAATATCTCATCTTCATAGACATATCCTCCCTATATAAATGTTTAGTCCATTATACATCAATGTGTCTATCAATGCCACATTATTCGCTTGCCTTGAAATTATATATAGGTTTCAGAATCGCAAGAATATCAACGGTTTCTCCAATACATTCCACAATCTCATCAATAGGCTTGTATGCCATCGGTGCCTCATCTATGGTTTCCTCTGACACAGAAGTAGTGTAGATACCGTCCATAGAGTGTGAATAGTCTCTCATGCTGAGAGTTTCCTTTGCTTTCATCCGGGACATAATCCGTCCGGCTCCGTGCGGCGCAGAACAGTTCCAATCCTCATTTCCCTTACCGGTTCCGAGAATACATCCGTCACGCATATTGATGGGGATAAGAACCTTTTCTCCGTACTTGGCAGAGATAGCACCTTTACGGACGATGTTGGAGTCGTGGTCGATATAATTGTGGATGCACTCAAAGAAGTCCGGCATATCTGCATCAACACCCCATCCCATGTGATTGCATATAATCTGAGCTATCATAACACGGTTCATGTAGGCAAACTTCTGACATATCCTCATATCATGGAGATACTGTTCACGGTACTTACCCTCTAAATAACAGAGGTCTTTCGGCAATTTCGGAGTGACAGCACGGAAGTTTCGGCGCAGCTCCTTGATTGCGGATTCAATCTCAGATTTTCTTCCAGCGGCTTTGTAGTCGGCAATGAGCTTTTCCTGACGATCACACAGATCATCCTTACCGCACATCAACTCATAGGCAAGGTTCTGATAGTAGTCTGCCACCTGTTTCCCAAGATTGCGGCTGCCAGTATGGATAATCAGATACTTATAACCGTCCTCTGCAACATCAACCTCAATGAAATGATTGCCACCGCCGAGAGTGCCAATAGAGCGTTCGAGACGTTTGGTATCTTTTAATTCCCGGTAACAATAAAGTTCTTTCAATTCTTCAAAACGCATTTGCCGCCCATCATGCACATTTTTCCCACTTGGAACATAGGTGCGGATAACACGATCTAAAGTATTCAATGTAACAGCATTAAAATCCCTATGCCCTAAACTGACGCAAAGCATACCGCATCCAATATCCACGCCAACGATGTTTGGAATTACTTTGTTTCCGAGATCCGCAGTAAAGCCAATGACGCATCCCTTTCCAGCGTGAACATCCGGCATGATACGAACCTTACAGTCCTTAAAGGCATCCTGAGACAGAAGAGTGTTAATCTGTTCCAAAGCCTCATCTTCGATGGTTTTTGCATAAACTTTCAAATTACTCATAGTGATCCTCCTATACTTTGTATGTTTTGTTATTTCCAGAATTTCCATTGTATTTTGTGAAAGGGCGAACCCATACACGTTTACCGGTTTTGGTAGTTCGGTAAAATCCCCTCACACTTACCTGTTCGGTAGGCTTTGTGTAGTGCCTTTTTGTACCGTCTGCAGGAACAGGTCTGCTATCAATGCGGTATGTGGTTATCAGTGGTGTAGCACCGCCGGAACGGCGCAGGATTTTTCGATGCTTATGAGAAATGCGTTTCTCTTTCTGCTCCGTAGTCTCAATGCAGTTGCGGTAATGAGTTGCAAAACACATGAGAGAATGGAACTTCAATGCCTCCTTGTATGGCGTTCTGTCAGCGGCAAGAACCATCCGGACAACCTTTCGTTTCTCTTTGCTTAATCCGGCAGGAAAGACAATGTTTTCGATTTCCTGAGTTTTCGGATCATACCGATAATTACAGACATACACGCCACCCATATACAGATGCAGCCTGACGAATACACCCTCCTGCTCATAATAGAATTTAATATCTTCCTCCGGCAGCTCAACCAATGCGGAGGGGATGGGGATGCGGAACTCTTCGGCATCCAACCGATCTTTATTTTGCTGATACCATTCAATGATCTTCTCTGTTTTCCCGATGGTATCGACTATTATTTTATTACAGTTTGTAATATCAATCATGCCTAAGACCTCCATTTCTTCAATGGTTCCTTATAGCATTTGTCTATTTGGACACGTTCTTATCAAGCGGCATCGTGCGCTCCGCCGGAGATACGCGAATGTCAGGAGATCCCACTATCCTTATCCGGTTTCGCATTAAAGCCGGAAAACCTGTCAACCAACAAAGGGATGGTGTATGCCGTTATCAACCCTCATACCGGCAGCAGTTTTCACATTAAAAACTGCCAGAAACCTGTTACACGACACTCAAATAGACAAATCTTATAAGGAACCATTACTATATATGCGCCTCATTTGGGGCGGTAAATAATATCAACGTGGGAATCTAATGCCTGCTCAATCTTTTCGTCCGTAACGCCCAAGTAGCGAGCTGTAACGGCTGCGGAACTGTGTTGATACAGGCGGCGGACCAGTTCAATGTCCTTTCCATTCTTGTAGTAAATCTCTGTTCCGAAGTATTTACGGAACGAATGGGTGGATATATCCTCATATTCAGGACCGAGCCAGTCGCAAACCTTTTTCAGATGCTTTTGCACTGCCCGGACACCGATAGGGAATATCAGATCATCGCCCTCAATGCCCTCAGAGTCCGCATATTCAAGGAGGAAGTTGTAGACCTGTTCCTGTACCTTGAAACGGCGAACCTTTCCGGTCTTATGCTCAACGATATTGAAAGCGTGGCCGGATGGTGTCTTGATGAAAGAGGAACGCCGGAGGGAGAGCGTATCGCCAATGCGGAGCCCTACATTCGCCTCAATAACAAGAATCGTAGCAATCCGGGGATTAGGCTGTACGCAATCTCCAATGCCCTCGTATAAAGTTTTTATGATAGTCTCGTACTGCTCATGCGTACAAGCTGTTGTTGTCTTTCCTGCCATATCAATCTCTCCCCTTACACGCCACAGACCTCATCGCGGATCTGCAAATCAATGTCAACAATGTATTCCATATCAACGCCGAGTTTTACTAACTCATAGATATATTTTGTAGTATCGGCTCCGCCCTCCGATGTTTCGTAATAGTGACGAGATGCCTGTTTGAACTTCTCAATAGTTTCATCAATGGCACTTCGCCGGATTTCTTCAATCATATAGTTTGTGCGCATCATCATTCCTTGCAATGTATTCATAAAATTCTCCTTACTGATTTTTCATCAATCCGCCAACAATATTATTGATTGCTGTCTCCGAAACGAACCCACCCTGCAGTCTTACAGGAGTAAGAGAACCGTTAGGGAGAAAGAGCATATCGCCATGACCCATGAGCTTTTCGCCGCCGGCCATATCCAATGCGACCATAGAGTTTGTGACTGTACCAACACGGAGACAGATCTTTGTAGGCATATTCGCCTTAATCAATCCAGTAACAACCTTTGCAACCGGGTACTGTGTGGCAATTACAAGATGAATACCACAGGCACGGGCTTTTTGTGCGATTCTTACAATAGAACCCTCAACTGATTTACCGCCCATGCTCATAAGGTCTGATAACTCATCAATGAATACAATGTATCTTCTCATCGGTCTGTCTGCGAACTTCTGATTGTAGCTGTCAATGTCACGGCATCCGGCAGCAGCCAGAACGGAGTAACGGCGATCCATCTCAATACAGAGGTTCTTCAATAAATCAACTGCGCCGTTCACTTCGGAAACGACTGTACAAGCCGCGAGGTTTTTGTAATACTCAAACTCGGTAGCCTTTGGGTCAATAATGTATAAGTGCATCTGAACCGGGTCTTTCTTCATCAACAGGGAAAGAATAAGGTTGTGCAGCACGATTGATTTACCGGATCCTGTCATACCAGAAATAAGGATGTGGCACGCCTTGGCAATATCAATGTAATGCTTGGAACCGTCAACCGCCATGCCGATCGCCATTGTGAAACCACTGGAGGACTGATACTCATTATCAATGAGCATATCGCCCAGGAACACGGTTTCTGTACCGGTCGGAACCTCAATATACACATAGCCATTATCAAATCTCAAAGAGGCGTTGCAATGTAAAGCTGCCTGAAATTCCTTTTCATGTCTCAAAATGGCTTGTACCTGAGTTCCGGGAGCCGGTTCAATAACATACTGTGTAAGGCGTGGTCCTTGATTGATTTTTGCAAGGGTGGAGCGGAGGCGGAAAGAGTTCAATACACTCAATATGGTTTCGGCTTCGTTCTTTACTCCATGAGATCCCCATGAGGTGTGATAAGTCATATTGCCATCAACGGCAGGGAAGATATACGGCTTTGTAAGTTCATACGCCGGAGCGGTGGCAGCGGTCTGTCTCTCTGCGGACTCTTTCAGTCCTGCATTGAGAAGTGTGCGGGCCTCGCTGTGTTTTCTGTTTGCGGTCAATGTCTCCATACAGTTAATAAATACGCTTTTCTTTCTCATGGTTCTCAATCCTTTCTTTACCGGATGCCGGTAGTACACAACTTTCTGTTTAATGCCTGTAATTCTTTGATATGTATGTCAATAGCTTTCTGCGATTCAGTGTCACATACAAGGCGTTGTGCCTGCCCTGCGTTCTCTATCATCGTCAATACACTGTCACTCAATAATGTCTGCTCTCTATCTGTCAATGAAATAACTACCACGTTCATACCTCCTACCACATATCATTACTTGAAAAAGTATTCAAAAGGATCTCATTGTCGGTTTCTGTTATATCCAGATAGTTGCCGGAATCATCAATAATACTCAATGCTTTTTCTTTGGTTATAGGTCTTTTCTCTGCGCCCCTAAAAGCGAAGCCATATCGGAACATCAAAGGCTTTTCGGATGCCTCAACAACTTCCCTTGCCTTGGTTCTGTCCAAGGTACCTTTATAGAATGACATTTCTAACATTTTGTGTTACCTCCATATTACAACGTGTTACATATCGTTACAATGTAACGGATTAGATTAAAATACTCTCAATCAATCGGCGGTTTCCGGGTGTAACCTCTCCGCCGTAGTTGGAAACGGTTAGAATCAGGTCAATAGCCGTTCTCAATCCTCGAAGCTCGGCAGATACCCGGCTGCGCTCATTGTGGTAATTTTTCAACGCCTCACGCTGAATAGGAAGCTCAATAGAAAGCTCAAAGCGTGTGCGGCGCGGTGTGGATGGGTTGTTATAGGTGCGATCCATTGCATCAATGGCAGCCATGCGGCGATCCTCTTCAATGCTCATGCGCTTTTCTGTTGCTTCAAGGCTTGACACCTTGGCCTGCAGTAACTCAAAACTGCTCATACCGTTCTCAATTCTCAATGCTGTATTATTCATGGTTTCTTATCCTCCTAAACTCAATATGTTATGCTGTGACTACTTCATAATTTGCCGGGATCCTGGTTGCTGGCATATAACGGCCGGATGATTGGCAGAACCAGAAAGGGCGTTTGAACTGATACGCCGCGGCGTGTTTCAATAGTTCGATACTTTCCCCAGTGTGGAGAGTAAAGCGGATCACTGCGCCGACAGGTAAATTTTTCAATGCGTGCGGATCTTTCTTTGCTTCAATGTTCTTTCTGCATCTCTCACGCCAGTTATTGGCATATTCTGAATCAGTAGGGGAGAGAAGAGAGAGAATAGAAGCCGGGCAATGATCTTCGCATGGTCCGGAGCTTTCCCCCATCGTCTTAACTCCAAAGTTGAAATAATCCCGGCTGTTGGTGTGCGTCAATGCAACGGCGGCGGCTGTCTCTGTCTCTCCGGTACTCAATTCTGTTATTTTAATAGCTGCATAGTATGTACTTCCTACCATTGCGGACCGTACAACTTCGGCTTTTCTGGTGTCGTTCTGCCAGGTGTAAAGCTCGTCAATCTCTGTTTTCCGGTCAATAGCTCCGGTTCTGGTGTAGTGTGTAGCGTGTGTGTAATCCCATCCCATAATATAAAGGCCTCCTTAATCCTGCACCGGTTCACATTGTAAGCGGTGGTTTTTGTTGAATGTTATCAATATACGTTTTGTGTGGTTCCTCTGTTTGAAATCCTCAAAGAATTTTATCAATGTATCATATTTGAAATAGTGCAAGCCGATTTCTGCATACTCAATATAGCGGCTGTCTGTTATATAGATCCCCTGACAGTTTCCGTATTTCTTGAAAAACTGCATTTTCTCTATGTACTCATCAATATTTACGGTTTGCCCCTCTTGCAGATGTTCCAATACTGCGGAGCGGTTCAGATATTTATAAGCCATCCTAAAGCCTCCGATCTCTCAATATATCCGGCGGAGCTTGGGCGGATGATCCGCCGCCGTCCGTCTATGCCTGCCATACTCCGCAATATTTACAAGTGCTATTAGGTGCTTCGGGTTCTCCGAAGATAAACCGGCGGATCTGGTCTTGCATGGTGTCCGGGATAAGCCGCGCCCACTGCGTAGCGTTCCGCCATCGGTTCACGGCTCTAGCTGCAATATAAAGCCGGTTGCGTGTCTCTGTGTCCATTTGGAAAACCTCCGCCAATGTGTCAACGGCGTTTTGTTCCCTGTCGTGAACCTCTCGCGCATAATTAACATGATTTTTTCGGGTTGTGATTTCCTCAAATGGACCGCGGTATAAGGTTTTAGAGCTATAACAATATTCGTTGTAGGCCTCATTTTCTGCGGTTACTGCGTCAATAAGTCTTTCAATGTCAATTTTCATACTATGCGCCCCCTTTCTTTTTGAGCTCCATATTTGAGAGTTTCACAATATCATAAAATGGAATAGAGGAGCGGGAACCGCGGAAAGTGTCGCGGATGTCCTCAATATAATTGTATCGTGTTTTCAATTCCTCAATATCTGCGCCTATTTCCTCATATTCTGCCGGGGTCAAGTCGTGTAAATGGCAATGATCCCACTTTTCAAAGAAACGGCGAGCCGGGGAGAACTTCGGCAGCAGATCCCGCTGAGCCTGTCCGCCTCTGGTGTAGTCTAGTTTGCTTCTGCAGAACTCATTCGCAGAGGTTGAGAAGTACGGCGCGGAGTTGGTGCCGAGGGTGTAAAAATTTACTTCAAAAGTGATCAATTTTGAAATCTGGAAAACATACATAAATTCTTTCATAACTCTATACAACCTCCTTTGCTGCTTCTCTTGCGCCCCATTTTGTAGCGTGTTCCTGGAACTCTCCGACCGTCTCAACGTGGAGAAAGTCAGGAGAGAAACGGCGCACGGTGTAAGCTCTGCGGCTGCCGTCAAAATTGTTTTCACTGGTAACAAAACAGCGGTTTTTATACAAAGCGGATTCTATACGAGATCCCCAATATTTGAAAGTTTCACGGTCGAAAAAGTGGCCTTTTCCGGTTCTATAAATGGCTTTTGCCTCTGCTAATGTAATCATATATATGAGCCTCCTATATTTTGAGAGGGAGCGCCCCGGAGGGCGCGCGCCTCGTTTCTGTCAATTAGTAATTTTCGTAATACTCATTAAGGGCGGTTTTTTCGTCCTCTGTGAAAATGCGATCAATAGCCGCTGCGGTGCGTTTGCAAGCCTTAAAAGCCTTTAAGCCTTTTCGGATCTGATCCGCTCCGCCGTCAATATATCCGAACTCTGTTAAAAAGTCCGCCTCATCTGCGCAGCTCTCAACACAAGAAGCATCAGACAAGATACAATACAAGCAATCTTCTTTTGTCGGCTCATGCGTTGCGCTTGGGTTGCATTGATAATCAAAAGTATAGCGGCGATTATTTGCCGGGTTGATAATGCGGCATTTATAGAGAACGTGGGACGGTGTAAAAAGATCCTTTTGTTCGTCTGCCTCTTCAAATGTGAATTTTAAAGAATCAATAATTTTTTCTGCTGTCATGGTCTTTCCCTCTCTTTTCTGTTGTTCCATCCGGGAAAGCCTGTTATAATAGGAGACAAGCCCCGGAGGGGTGGCGGCGGTCCGTGTCGCTTGGTAGGTGTAGCGGATCGCCCTTTTTTATTTGGTTCAATAGTCGTTTGCGTCAGACTTGCAGACGGCGGCTTGCAGGGGTTCGCCTGTCCTATTCCCTTTTATGCTGCGTGTATATAGGCAACTCGTTCCAGCCATCGCCCCGGCTCAATAGTTCCGGAGCGGTTCCCGCTTTCCCCTGGGAGCGTCGGGGGGCGTTAATCATTGTTAGAGTGCTAACTGCTTTCACTCGATGCCGGGCCGGTTTTATACCGCTTTCCCGATCTCGTGCGGTTCTGAAAGTTTCAAAGTGCTTTCATACTTCCAATAACTTAATTATCTTTTTTATATGTGCGGTGTGAATTGGTACACCCTAGCACAGGTTTACAATTTTCCTTTCGCCTGATGTATGCACTCATTACCACAGGGGCAGCCCTCACAGGAGATACAAGCCGGAGGCGGTGGGGCGTGTGTTTCGGTCTCGTCTTAATAAGTGCCGCGCCGCCGTTGCCTTGGTCCGGGTTGGTTCCCTTGGTCCGGTCTGCGGTGCGTTGTTCTTTTGGGGTACACCGTGCGCCCTTGCCTGCGCTTGTTTGTTTTGTTGAACGTCCGGCGGTTCGTTGTTGTCCGTTGCGGTTCGTTCTTTATGCTTGTATTGTAAAGCGTATTCTTTACAAAGTCAAGCGGAAAATTTACAAATTATTGCGGTTTGTGAAATATGTATAGCCGACTAAACAAAATAGGGGCGGTTTGTTGTGTAAATTGTACACTTTACAAAGTGCAAGAAAAACCCGGCGCAGTGTTTACCATGTAAACGGCAGACTTGACAGGCGGCGCAGATTCCTATATATTATAGGGGTATAGAATAGAAAGGAGGGCGGAGCCGGTGCGGTTGAGTTTTGGCGAAAAAATGCGCGTTATGATGAAACGGCGCGGGGTATCGGTGCAAGAGGTGGCGGATCGTCTGGGCGTGTCCCGGCAGAACGTAAACCAGAGACTAAACGCCGATAAATTCACGCTTGACGATATGGAGAAATACGCCGCCGCCATTGGTTGCGGTATAGAGATAGAAATAACAGAGCCGCCGGAGGGCGGAGCAGATCCACATATAAAATAAATAAGGATAGCCGAAAAAGTAGAACGTAGGGCACAGAGAGAAGCACAAGAAAGCTTTTCCCGGTGTCCTTTTTATTTTGCCCATGTGAGAACGTAGGACCGCCACAGAGGGCACAGAGGAAAGGAGGGCGCAGGATGGCAACAGAGAAGAAAGAAACGGCACAGAGAGACGCGCAAGGCGTGAGAAAGCAGAGCTATAAACGTTTTAAGGAGGGGCGCGACTACGAACCCACGGACGCAGAAACAACGGCGGCTTTGTGTGATGCCTTTTTAACTGGATTCTTACAGACAGAGGAAACGCCGGAGGGCGGAGAGGTACAGAACAAAGGCGGACGGCCTAGGAAGTTGGAAACTGTAGAAGAATTTACAGAGGTAGCGGAAAAGTACATTTTATATATTAAGGATAGAGCGGCGGAGGGTGTGCGCTTGGTGCCTGATGTAGAGGGCTTTTGTAGCTTTGCCGGGATTTCTAGGGAAACGCTTAATAATTGGGAAACTGCCCGCCCGGGTGCGTATTCTGACACAATAAAAAGACTGAAAACCAGTATTGCAGCATTTAAGAAACAACTCGCCTTTGCTGGCAAGATCCCGCCGATCGTATTCGCTACGGATATGAACAACAACCACGGATATACACAGGCGGCGCAAAAGATAGATCTAAACGTTGGAAAACAGGCGGCAGAACTACCAACAGCGGCAGAGATTGCGCAGCGTTTACCGGTGGAAATGAGCGGAAAAGATCCGGCAGACACGGACGGAGATATAAATATATAGCATTTATGCGGTTTTGCGGTTCGTTTTCTTTTACTTTTACGAACTCCGGCACGTTTCCGGCGGTTCTGGTGTGGCGATCCGGGGACAGGTCCGGCAGCTTGCACCCTGGGGCGGGGGTGTAGAGCGGAGCGGATCAGGGGCAGCTCACCCCTCTGAGTTCCCAAAAAATTAAAAAGCCCCAAACCACCCCAATCGTAAAATGGCAAAGAACCCTATTACCGTAAACCACCCAATTTACAATGTAAGTACAGATACGGCATCCAGATAACAGATGGAAAGTGAAAGGTTTACAAAACCCCAAAATCCAAAATCGGCGGATGCCTACCGGCATAGAAAGAGAGAAATATGGAACAGAACAAAGAAACAGTAACACAGAATGAACAGAGAGAGGCGGAGGTATGCAGAGAGAAGAAACAGACCGCATGGGACAAATGGAAAGAGGACACGCTGCGGAAGTTCAACCGGACTGCATGACAGAGGCATACACCGTAGGAATCTCTGAAACGCATATCAGAACTAATGCAGCGGTATTCCGGGTGTGGCAGATGATAGAGAGCGGAAAACTTACCAAAGAAGAGGGCTTGTATCTCATGGTAAATACGCTTGCGGATGAAAACCTCCGTCTAAATCAGATGTGTAATGACCTCATAATGAGGATGCCGTCACGTCTGCTCGTAGAAACAATAACAGGCGAAAAATAAAAATCGGCGGAGGCTTACGCCTCATAGGAGGTAAAACCGGATGAGTAATGAAAACAGCAATTCCAAAAATTCCCCGGAAAATAAAAAGAGGTCTTGGCACAAGGAACCGTGGTATAAAAGGTTATTCGACAAGATTTTGGTATCGTATTTTCTTCCGTGCAAGCATGAGTGGGAAGTATTGGAAGTCCTCTGGACGGTACATGATTACGGCGGATTTAAGTGTGAGGTATGCAAATGTGGGTGTAAGAAATGCGGAGAAATAAGCATTGAGCAATTATTAGTATGAGGTGTAGGGCATGGATAGACCGGTAGAAATCACAAGAAGCTATGCAGAGTGCAAATTCTGTAACGATATTGCTGATATGTGCAATGAGATACCAGATTGTACTCACTGTGAGAATAGAAAAGGAACATGGATAGATACAATCACGAGCCTGCTTGGCACAAAAGCGGTTGTCGTTCTGGAAGATGGCAAAGTGGAGACATATCCATTGGATAGACTTAAAGTTATCACAAAGAGGGAGAGATAATGAAGATCATTGAAGAAATTGGCGAAGCTGCAATGTTGGAGCAGCTTGCTGAGGAATGTACTGAGTTGGCAAAGGCAGCTCTCAAAATGGCAAGGATCATCCGAAAAGAGAATCCGACACCGGTTACTGAGAAAGAAGCCATTGCCAATATCCGGGAGGAATACACGGATGTTGTGCAGTGTGCCGGAGAACTTTCACTTACGGTTGATGAGGAACAAATGGCACGAAAACACGAGAGATGGGAGAAAAGAGTGAGGGATAGAGGATGATACCATTCAGACATTGCATAAGGGAACCGCACGGATCAGCAGTGAAATTTGAGATACTGGCGGCAACAACGAATGAGTTTCAGGTACGTTACCCAGATTACGATTATATCAAAATGGGAGCCGGACCGTCAGTGATGTATAACAGAGAACAATTACTGTGTTTCTTACTAGCATATGACAAGGCAGAGTGCCTTGAATTTATGGAAAAACTGTATCATCACATGGGATGGTCTACTGAAAAGCTGTATGAGAATCCGGCGTTTGCCGAAGTGATAAAGGAGAAAAAGACATGATAGCACGTTTCTTACAGGATATTGTCGTAAACGACATTGAGAAGAATATGGAAATGACTATTGACAAGGGCGAAGAACTTTTTGCAATCGACAGAGGAACCCATTATGAACTGAGAAAGGCTGACGGATGGGGAACTATGGCTCCGAAAGAGTGTGAGGGAGAATATTATGAGATCATCAAATGATTTTTACAAGGAGGAACCATGCAACGAGTAACAAAACAATATGTATGCGACCGGTGCGGTACAGAAATAGATGGGGAAAACAGCAGTAGGTTTCATAAGAGGTGGTTGAATATATGTGGCATCCATTCCAAGGATGGATTTTTGGACGGAGCAACAAATGTAGATTTATGCCCTAAATGCAGGAAAAGTTTTGATAGGTGGATGAGAAATGGAGGGGATTGAACCATGCACGATACTAAGCCACAGCTCTTCATCATGGATGAATGGCTCGGAGACCCCATACCACTTGCGGAAATAAAGGAAATATCTGAGCCTACACTGGATGAAGAGTATGATATGCCGGATATTGCTCATCTGAAAGAGGGATTTGAAATACCTTTTGAAGTGAAAATGAAGAAATCTGCCATAAACAAGCTGTTTCAACCGTGCTTCGGCAGAGAACCTTACAGAAATCTCGGAAAATGCGCCAAGTGCATACTGAAAAAGGACTGTGTAGTGGCGAAAATCGAGAACAATTTCAACATGAGATTAAGGGCATACCGCCCTTGATAATAAATTACAAGGAGGACACCAATGGAAGAGAAAGAAAAGAAACCGTGGAGACCGCCGGAAGCGGCACATTTACCCGATCCGATAGCGTATGTCATGCAGGGGTTTGAGGGATTACCGAAAGAACGGCTGGTACCGCCATTACAAACATTTGACAGAGTGATGCAACACTCTGCATTTACCGAAAACCGATGGTGGGAAAACGCAAGACAAGCAACGGCAACATCATCGGCAGAACAGTGGCAGAGAGTTAGCATCGAAAGAGCACGTTACCTCAGAGAACCATGGCCGGATTTTGATGATATACCGGTTGCGAGTATCACAGAGGATTTTTCACAGAAATGTCAAAATGCCACAATCGGATTGTTAAGAGATCAGGTTATAGCATCATGCGCTATTCCGGGAGAGACATTGTTTGGAGACATTTTTAACCAGTTAGGTATTAAGGAGGATAATATGGATAGAAGTTTAGCGGACAAGAAATTTAAGAGAGTAACTATTGAGTGTGAGGACGGCACAACTTACGCCGGAAAGATCAATCATGTATGCGGCAGCCCGTATCGTTGGGACAAACTGTGTGTAGAAGCAATGATTGAGGACAAGCCTATTGGAGCATACGGTATTGAGAAAGTCCTGTTCCAGAATCCGGCAACAATCGTTTTTTGGTCTGACGGCACAAAGACGGTTGTAAACTGCATGGATAATGTGGAAATCAAGAAAAAGGTTGTCGATGGCAAGGAAGTAACCATTCGCAAGCCTAAAAAGGCTGATACCTATTCCAAGGAAAACGGTCTGGCTATGGCTATCGTAAAGAAATGGGCTGGCAACAACGGAAATTACAACAACATCTTCCGTGAGTTCATTCCTGAGATGGCACAGGCTGAAAAAGAGGCAAAGAAAGCTGCCAGAAAAGCTAAAAAGGCACAGAAACCGGAGGAATAATCCATGACACTGAGGGAATTTGCCAAGGGATATGACGGAAACATCATGCTGAAAGCCTTTGAGAATGAGAAATCAACGGCTCCGACAGCAATTATGATGACTCAGATTACGGATTCTATCAAGGATGAGGTTCTTGACAAGGAAGTATACAGCTACACAATGGTCTGCGCTTCACTGTTTGAACGGTATCTGAGAGTGAATTTTGAAGCTGTGCCGGAGATCCCGGATGAAACGGAGGACACTGAATGAGAAAGATATTTTTTGACACAGAGTTTACCGGCCTGCATCAGAATACAACACTCGTAAGCATCGGACTGGTTTCTGATGAGGGCGAAAGGTTTTATGCGGAACTGACCGATTATGATGAGACGCAGTGCGATGATTGGATTACCAAGAATGTTCTGGATCATCTGCTCCTGAGTGGCAACACGGAGCTGGAAAAGGAACTGGAAGAGGATGAGCTTACGACAAGAGTGATCGGCAACAGGGACGATGTGAGAACAGAATTGCTTAATTGGCTTGATGGTTTCGGAGATGATATTCAGTTTGTCTCTGATGTGTGCCATTACGATATGGTTTTATTATGCGAACTGATTGCAGATGGAGCCATGTTGCTGCCGGAGTACATCAATCCGTTTTGCCATGATCTCTGCCAAGATATTTCAATGATCCTGGATATTTCAGAAAAGGCAGCTTTTGACATTTCGAGAGAACAACTCCTTACAGACAGAGGAATTGATTTGCCGAAAGGTCAAAAACACAATGCACTCTACGATGCGGAAGTTATCAAGGCAATCCATGAGGACTTTTTCTCCGTGGGGGGGGTAAAACAGGGAGGTAAGAATGGATAAGGGACAAATCTTAATGGATTACCGCTTGGCGAAGAACCATAAGAGACAGATACCCATTCTTGCAGACTTGAATGTGTGCGACACGCAGACAATAGTAGAAATTCTGGAAGAGGGTGGCTACAAGCGTATGTTCAATACGAATGGTGTGGATATTTCCGTGAAGAAAACAGAGATTGAGCAAAAGTATTCTTCCGGGGAATCCATAGCCACCCTTGCAATGGCATATCACATTTCAAAGAAACAGATTAAGGTACTTCTCGGAGTAGAAGAGACGGAGGAAAAGGGAACCATGTCTGAGCAGGAAATGATAAAGAAACTCGGAGAACTTACGAGCGAGGTTGAAAAACTGAAAGCAAACAAGAAATCTCTGGAAGAAAGAAATGCGAAAGTAGAAAAAGAGAATGATAATCTGAGGAAACAGATTGAACAGCTTGAAAGTTTCAATGCAGAGCTGGATGCCACAGTCAAGGAACAGACTGAAATGCTGAATGGTGGAAAATTATATGAGGATTATCAGGAAGTTTGCATTAAGAACAGCAAGCTCAACGCAACGGTTGATGTTCTGGTAGAGAAAATCAGTATGTTAAAGGCGGTGGGCTGTCATGGATAATGGAATGGAACTCAGAGTGAAAGATTATTGTGCTTTCTGCCCTGATTTTGAAGCTGACGTTGATAAGGTTGATATTACTGTATTAGCGGATCAGACCAAAAAGGTATTAACCACAATCAGATGTGAACACGCCGAAAAGTGCGAAAGAATATACGGAAGAATACAGGAGGGCAGAACCAATGAAACAACGGTGGTACAAAGTAGTGTTTGAAACCATTGAGAGAAAACCAATCCGCAGAACCGTTACCGTATGCAGTACGGACAGTGTTCATGCTTCTGCTCTGGTATATCAACAGTTCGGCAGAAAGAAAATCAAGGTAAAATCTGCCAAGAAAGTAAAGGAGAGCGAATGATGGATAATTTGAACTTGAAACCGCAGTCCCCAGATGAAGTAAAAACCATGATGTGGACTGGGGAAAATCAGCGTGAAATGTTCGATCTGCTTACTTGCGGTAAGAAAATTGATGATTATATGACTGCCAGTGGAGAGAACTTTTTCATAGACCATAACGCCGTAAAAGGTGGGCTGGTACTCATTACCAACGTAGGAAATCAGTGCGGATGCGAAATACCGGTAAAGATAGGGGATTATGTGTGCGGCCGCAGATATGGAGATAAATGGTGCTTTTCCGTTGCGGACGGTGCGGCTTTTGAGAACAATACTTGTGGAACTCTCAAAAAGAGAGATGGGAAACGAAAACCGATAGACATATTCAAAGACCAGGAGCAGTTAGAAGAGTGCCTGAGAGAGTGGCAGCACAGGTTATTCCTTGATTGGTGGCTGATATTGGCACACGTTGAGGATAAAATTATGAATCCTAATGGAGAAGAGGTAATTGACGCTGCCGGGTATAACACATTCGTATTTGAATCCAGTCAGGCGAACATCCAGTTACTCAGCGATGAATCTTACAAAGAGAACAATACATTGTTCAAACACTGCATGGAAAAGGATCTTGTGCATGAACTTTTACATTGCAAGTACGATTGGATGGGATGCCAGGGTGGAACCTATGAGGGCGTGTATCTGGATGCGACCGAACACCAGAAGCTAGAGGAGATGGCAAAGAGTCTTATCATGGCAAAATATGGTGTCGGTTATGATTACTTCATGTGAGGTGCAATATGACAACGGTGGTGGTCTATAAGACCGATACAAAAGAAGTTCTGGCAGCTATTCCGATGGACGGCGGAGATGCCGTCTGCCGGAATGATGTGGAATTTCAGATTTACAACGGAACAGAGCCAATATTCACGGAAACTCCCGGAGGAATCGTATTGGCAGAAAACAAATTTATGATAAAGATGGAGGGCAACAACAATGAAAAATAAAGGAACATGGATTATTGTCGGCATTGTAGCCGCATTTGTATTACTGATAGCAGGAATTTTTGTAAGTACCAACAACAGAGCGGTTTCGTTGGAGGAACAGGTCTTTACGGCTGACTCTGATATTCAGGCACAGGAGAAACGCAGAACGGATCTTATCTACAATCTGGCAGATTGCGTCAAGGAGTACGATAAGCATGAGGCAGAGACTCTTCTTAATGTCGTAGAAGCAAGAGGAAACAATGGCAGCACCACAGATATTGAGAATGTGACAACTTCCATAGCTGCGGTTGCCGAAGCATACCCGGAATTAAAATCCAACGAGAATTACAAGGAACTGATGAATGAACTTTCAACCACAGAGAATATGATCCTGCAGTACCGCACTGCCTACAATAACGAGGTAAGGGCGTATAAGAAATATGTGCGTAAATTCCCACATAAGCAGATCTTGGGAGTTATGGGATATGAGGTTATCAATTATGACTATCTGGAATACAGCGAAGAGGACAGACAGCCGGTAAGCAATCTGTTTGGAGAATAAGCCTATGAGGAAATGGAGTAAGATAATCTACTCCGGCAACGGTTGGGATATGACGGTGCGTGAACTGATGTTTAGCATCGTCATTATCCTTATCATGCTTATGGGTGGATTTTTCATTAGTGAAAAGATAGCTTCACACAATGACGAACAGAATCAGGAATACTATCAAGCCATGCAGATTGATGGAAATGCAGAACTGTTTCAGTACGGTATGCGAACTGATGTAGGAAATGCGTTTGTGAAAGGAAATCTGGTGGCAGTAGATCCTGTTACAGATCCGGGAATAGGTGGAGTACCAGCTGCCTACATAAAGGTTGAGGAACAACACTACAACCGACATACGAGACAGGTGGCACATACACGGACGGTAAATGGGAAAACGCAGACTTATTACACTACGGAGGTATATTATTCGTGGGATTACTACGATAGTTGGGAAAGCCATAGTCAAACGGTGTCATTCCTTGGCGTGGAGTTTCCGTATGGAAAAATCCAGATGCCGGGGTCTTACCTGTATGACACAATTAAGCAATCGTCCCATGTGAGGTATTTGTACTATGTTATCAACACGGAATACAGCGGAGTTATCTATGCCAATCTCAAAGATAATACCATAGAGGACGGAACACCGTTCATTCAGGCAGATACGATAGATGAAGCGGTGGACTATATGGTTTCAAACGGAACTGCCGGGCTGGTAATTTTCTGGGTTGTATGGGTAATTCTGATCGGAGCAGCCGTGTTCGGGTTCTGCTATTTTGATAATAAGTGGTTGGAGGATTAGAGATGTATATTGTAGATCAGGACCGTAGCAACGTAGTGAACATCGGCAACGTTAAAAGCATTGCACTCAGCGGAAAAAGAATTACCGCCGATGATTACACACTTGCGGCTTACGATACAGAACAGAGAGGGAAAGAAGTATTTGAACAGTTACTTGGGAATGCTTTTCCTCCTGATATGATAGTAGCCAAGAATTGCAACATATCCGAGGATGCCGTAAATGACCTAGCAATGGATCATAGCATTATTATGGTTCGCAGCAACGGACAGGCGGATGTTACAGCGTATAGCTGCGGAGTTTATTATATGCCGGAGGGATAAAAGAATGGTAGATGTTATTTTAGCAATCATTTGGATTGCGATATTGGTACTTTACATTGTTGTGGGTTGGAAAGATGCAAAGTCCAACAATGAAGTAAAGAAAGAAATTACACAGATGAATGAGCTGCTGTTGGAACAGAACTCTCAGCTCAAAGAACAGAATAAGCATCTCAATATGGTTATTCTGAGTGTTTGCAGTAAGAGCGTGAGAGATCGTAAAAATGCGGAGGGAGGAAAAGATGCGCAGACAGAGACGGGCGGTAAACAGACCACATTGGAGAAAGAGACCGGAACGGAGAATGAGACCGCAGCCGCAGATAGAGGAACCTCTGTTTCGAGTGAGGTATGATGAAAGACCGATAGAAAGATATGCCGAGTGCATGGAGATGGATATATTCAATGCAGGACGTGATGGTGCAACAGAATATGTTCATGGAAAATTGGCAAGCAGAATAGGGTTAAAACTTGCCGACGAGGGTTTTATCAAATTTGAAACAAACGAAAATCCGGCGCGCCGTGGAATTATAATCCGTGCGTCAGTAAATGTGGTAAAACCTTAAATATTACAGAGCCGTGTAGAGCCGTGAGAAAGGATGAATTTTCATGGCTCAACACGAACTATCGAATAAAGAGATTATCGTAAGGCTTCTGAAAAGCGATCTGAGTGACTATGACAATCTTCTGTCCTTACTCGGAATGGCAAATGAGGTTATCCGGGAAGATAAAGAACTTTCACGGAAATTAGCGAATAAGGTCAGATTCCTTGCACTGAGACTATGTGCAACAGGAGATATTAAATATTACGATTTGTACAATAAGGCTCTTTTGTTCTTGGCACAGGAACATAAGGATTTTGACTCTTATCTGCTTTATGTGGAAAAGAACAGAGATCCCGAGGACAGATACTATCAGCCACGAAGAAATAAGATTTATTGGCTTGTACAGAAGATGCAGAGGCTTATTGATGATGAGTTGGATATTCTATCAATATCAATGCCTCCTGGCACCGGCAAGACCACACTGGGAGAGTTTTTTATATCGTTTGTAATGGGGCATTACCCAAACACACCAAACCTTATGTCCTCACATTCTGGATTTATGACGAGAATGTTCTATGATGCCGTTCTCAACATAATTACCAGCAATGAATATTGTTGGAGCGATGTGTTCCCGGACATTGTATTTGAGGGAAACAATGCAAAAGAAGAGACAATAAACCTTGGAAGATGGCAACCGTTTAAGACACTGACCTGCAGACCAATCAGAGGTTCCCTTACCGGTGTTACCCGTTGTGAGGGATTTCTGTATGTGGATGATTTGGTTTCCGGTATCGAAGAGGCTCTGTCTATTGATCGTCTGGATAAGTTGTACGGAGAGTACACCACAGACCTTAAATCTCGTAAAAAGAAGAAAGCAAAAGAGATCCACATTGCAACCCGATGGAGCGTGCATGATGTTATTGGCCGGCTTGAAAGAATGTATGAGGGCAATCCGAGGGCAGAGTTCATTGCTGTTCCAGACATTGATCCTCAGACCGGAAAAAGCAACTTTGATTACGATTACGATGTTGGATTTGATGAGAAATACTTCCACGATATGGAAATGTCGATGGATGATGTTTCATATCGCTGCCTGTATAAGAGCGATCCGATTGAGAGAGAGGGTATTCTGTATCATCCAACAGAATTACAGAGATATATCGGAGGACTGCCGGACAGAGAACCGGATTCTATATTGGCAATCTGCGATACCAAGGACACCGGTACAGACTACAACTTCCTCGGAGTTTTCTACCAGTACGGAGACAGATACTATCTGGAAGATCTGGTATTCAAGAACATCGACCCTGGGACCTTGGACGAACTCAACTCAGATATGCTTGTTAAGCATCATGTACAGCAGGCACAGTTCGAGAGCAACAAAGAGGGTAGCAGAACCGCAAATGAAGTTGAGAGACTTGTCAAAGCAAAAGGCGGCAGATGCCATATCACGAAGAAATACACTACTCAGAACAAAGAGACCAAGATCATCGTCAATTCTTCATGGGTTAAGGAACACGTCATATTCAAGGATATTACAGAATATGAGCCAAAGAGTGATTACGGTGTGATGATGTCATTCCTTTGCAGTTATACACAGCTCGGAAAGAATAAACATGATGATGCTCCGGACACTCTGGCAATGTTCGCCCAGTTTGTAGATGCTCTTCTTGGCGGAGAGGGACAGGTAGTAAAGAGAAGTGACTTAGGAATATAGAAAGGGATAGCATGGGACAATATAGTTTCGCCACCAACTTAAAAAAAGAAAGAACGAATAGGGGAATTACACAACACGAACTTGCAGCGGGCGTTCATGTGGCGCAGAATACAGTGAGTGATTGGGAACAATGCAAAAGTTATCCGTCAATCGACAAGATATACGATATAGCAAATTTTCTCAAAATCCCTGTAAGCAAGTTGATTTCTGATGTTCAGAAAAACGGTTGTAAAGCCGACTACACACAGAAAAACAAATTTTTTTGAAAATTTTGTTTATTCCACTTGACAAAGAATGTTTAGTACGCTATACTACGACCATACCAAGTGACACGGACATAAGTTAAGCGGAGTGAACACAAGGTATTTGGCATTAAAGTTTCTCCTAACCATTACGGCACAGCAACAGTGCCGTAATATGGGAAGTAAGCTAACTCGGTAGAAGCGATGGACTGAAAATCCATAGGAGTTGGTTCGACACCAACACTTCCCACTTAGGAATTGTTGTTCCCCGACAGCAATCCAACATCGGAGGGTTCACACTTATGATGGACCTCCGAAACCTCACATGGAATCTCCCAAAGTGTGAGGTATGGACCATTAGCTCAGTTGGTTAGAGCATCCGGCTCATAACCGGACGGTCTGGGGTTCGAGTCCCTGATGGTCCACGCATGGCGATCTGGCATTTCCTAGGTAAATGGAAGCTACACCAAGATAGACCAGACGAAGTAAGGTGGTTGAGTGCGCCGATGCAGAACAGAAACGGAATGTCCAGCGCATGACCGTGACGGCTACCAGAGGTAGCAATACAAACGGAAAAGGAGAACGGAATGAGTATCATTTTGACAATCATCGGGATCGTACTTTTCTTCGGCGGCATTATTGCCGGGTGTTCGTTGAAACAGTATGAAATCGAGGAAAAGGGAAATGAGAAAGCAAAATTCCCGAAAGGTTTTGTTGTTGTGGTACTTGTTGGTCTGATTGTATTCGGAGTAGGTAATTCACTCGTGATTATCCCGACCGGATATACCGGAGTCAAAAGCACATTCGGACAGATTGATGAGACAACAATACAGAACGGTGCAAACTGGAAGATCCCATTCATCCAGAAGATTGAGAAAGTCAACAACAAACAGCAGGACATTGTGTTTGACGGACAGATTTGGTCTGAAACATCAGAGAGAACGGCACTGTATTATGACGGTATCACAGTTACATACCAGATCAACCCGGAAATGTCCGCATGGATTTATGCCAACGTCAGCAATTATAAGGAGAACCTTGTAACACAGACACTTGTGGCTTCCGCAATCAAGACAAGCAGTAAGTCCTTGACCTCAACAGATGCAACGAACAGAGGAATTGTAGAACCTCTTTCCATGCAGAACATTCAGAAAGCCCTCGATGAGAAATATGGAGAGGACGTAGTAATCATCAACAAGGTAGTAATTGCCAATACTGATTTTGAGGACAGTTACAATCAGGCAATCGCTGAAAAACAGACCGCACAGTTGGCTTATGAACAGCAGCAGATTGAAAATCAGAAAAAGATCGAAGCTGCTGAGGCAGATGCCAAGGTAAAAACTACTCAGGCACAGGGCGAAGCTGACGCTGCCGTTATTAAAGCACAGGGAGAGGCGGATGCCAATAAGCTGTTGAATGATTCACTGACGAATAAGATTTTGCAGCAGATGTATTTGGAGAAATGGGACGGCGCACTGCCGAAAGTGTCACTGTCGGACGGCGCAGACACAATCGTAGACATTGGAGATCTTTCATCAACAACGGAGGTACAGAGCAATGAATAAAGCTGAATTAGTACAGGCTATGGCTGACGATGCCGGACTTTCCAAGAGTGATGCTGAAAAAGCACTCAACGCATTTGTTGAGATCGTAGGCGGAGAACTCGGAAAGGGTGGGAAAGTGCAGTTGGTCGGTTTCGGAACATTTGAAGTAACTGAGCGCGCTGCCAGAGTTGGCAAGAACCCTCAGAACGGAAAAGAGATTTCTATTCCGGCTTGCAAAGCACCTAAGTTCAAAGCTGGTAAAGCACTGAAAGACGAAGTAAATCGCTAAATGATCGGAGCGAACTTGGTGTAGTGTGGTGGTTCGATTCCACCTGTGGGCGCAGCTCTTGCGATTAAGGTTCCCACCGCTTCTTTCCTAATGTTCTTGGCGATACAAAGAAAATTCCGGGCGAACGGCAACGATTGGTGGTGTTGCGGCGGACTGTAAATCCGTTCCCTCGTGGTAAACATTGGAGGTTCAATTCCTCTTTCGCCCATTTCGGTGTAATGAGCCGAGAAAGTAATCTTGCAAGAAAAAATCAATATCAGGAACCCGTTTACGCTTGTGCGGTTAATTGCCTTTCGGTAAAAAGGAACGCTCCTCTGTTCGATTAGTCAAGCGGTCAAGATACCACCTTTTCACGGTGGGGACGGGAGTTCGATTCTCCCATCGAACATTTCAACTGAGAATAACGCTGACTGTTTATAGTTGGTTTAGTGTTCCGGCTGAAAAGTATTGGCGAAAGCCGTGGTAAGCAATCATTAAATAGGGAGATTGCAATGCTCACTGAGAGGCTTATGTGAGTAGTCCGGGAAAGCCGACAGGACTTAAACTTGGAGAGCTTGCGTAAGTCACGCTAAAGACCATTGTTGCAACGATGCCTACGATAGCATAACTGGAAATGCCACGGACACCATGCCGGGGAAAGTGGGGTTCAACTCCCCACCGTAGGACGAGCGGATTTCTTAACTGATTTTCTTAGTCCGGCTTTAACAGGAAAGAAAATTGGCGGTGGCGAGGTTCCGGTGATCACCAAGTGCTTTTTCATTACCAAGAGTTTTTAAGAAAAACTCCGGTGCGGAAAATTTACTGCTTAGAGTGCATGAGCGTTACAGCGATTTAAGCGGCGGTGGAAACTTCCGAGAAAGACCTGATTATAGATGTGCGTGAGCCGTAACCAATCGAGCCGTCATGCTTAGTCAGGCGCAGAGGAATGTAGTAGAGGCGGAGAACTGCGATAACAACGTACATCCGAGGTAAGGCGATAAAGAGTTGGACTCGTCAAAGGTTCTTTGAGTATGTAGTCGGTGGATTATGAGAACCATGTGGAGGGGTGCAAGGTCCGAGAACCACATTAAAAAATGAAATACCTTTGTTGGCAACTGTCTTACACGTTGCATCGGTTCGGTAGTGGCAACCATCCAAGCTGCCGCCGGACTGCATTGGAGTATAGCTCAGATGGATAGAGCACAACACTACGGATGTTGGTTAGCGCAGGTTCGAGTCCTGTTACTCCAATAATGGCTTGTAGCTCAGTGGTAGAGCGTCTGACTGTTAATCAGAATGTCGTGGGTTCGATCCCCACCTTGCCAGTTGGAGACACTTGACTTACTCTTTCAAAACACTCCACGACAGAAAAGGTTAGGAAAGGGCGTTTACGACCGGCGGAAGAGGATCTCCGACTTGTACGTTACCAAGGGAAAACTACTCTGCCGTGTGTCCGGTTGGTCGAGGGTGCGGTCTTGAAAACCGTCTGGATGTAAAAGTCTCTGGGGTTCAAATCCCTAACACGGCGTGGCAAAGTAAAGGATACGTTCGATTCGTAGGTGTATGGGTTGCACGTTCTCTATCCAAAACCAATAGAGAAAGGAACGGTTCGATTCCGCGGTGTGAGGTCGCATTTTACTTTGTGGTTTTGGCTCTATGGTATAAAGGTTATTACGCCCGACTGTCTATCGGAAAATTTGGGTTCGATTCCCAATAGAGTCGTTATGGTGCATTGCCGTAATGGTAGCGGAGTGGCTTGCTAAGCCATCCGGCAGAAATGCCGTATAGGTTCGATTCCTATATGCACCGCTATGAGACCGTATTCCACCGGTGGAGGAGGTCTCAGAATTTGGAGTTGCCGGAATAGGTAGACGGATAATCATAGTAAAGGAATGGGGTAGGCGAGAGGTAGGTGCGAGGACAAGCCACAGAAACAGCCGTAATCCTACCGCCCCAAGAAACTACTGAAAATCATAACTATTGTACCGAGTACCAACAGCGAAAGGTGTGGCTAACAGTAGCATAGTTCCATAGTGGGTGCAAATCCCATTACTCCAAAGCCGTCCTGACTTCGGACGTTAAACCAGTTGGGGTTAGAGAGATTTCCCGAAAGATAGTTCCTATTGGCATACCCGGTGGTTAGGGTGTATCACAACAAACCATAGTGAGTGTACGGAATTATTTAATCAAGTCCACCGTTCAGGATGTCGGCTGTGTGACGGTTAAGAGTGATTATGCGAGAAATTCGACATAGCAGAAAACTCAGAGGTTCTTGTGGGGCGAAGAACTATTATGGCGGAGTGGAGCAGCGGTAGCTTGTCGGGTTCATGCCCCGGAGGTCACAGGTTCAAATCCTGTCTCCGCAATCTTGCGTGGTAGTTCAATGGAGAGAACATTATGAGCGGTTGTCATGCTCCATGTGACACGGACAGCAATAATTCTTTTTTCGATGGTAACGAAGAGATGGGGGTTCGATTCCCTCCCACGCAACTGATACGGATTTCCGTATTAAAACTGAATATGGAGAGATGGCGGAACGGTAGACGCGGCAGTTGTGTACAATACATCATGTTTGTGGTGCTGACAGCAAATCTTACAGCTTGGGGCCTGCTTCATTGTTGGTTCAAATCCAACTCTCTCCAATCAAGGCGATGGCACAAACGTCCTTACAAATCAATAAGACGTGCCACATGGCGAGGTAGCTCAGATGGTAGAGCAATGATATGAATACGCAGATCATGTTAGTGATCTCAACAGCAATCTCATTCCAATCCAAGGCATGTGTCGGCGGTTCGATTCCGTCCCTCGTCTCTGCCCCGATTGCCGGTTATGGTAAACCGGAGGGAACATGACTGCGATAACGCTTGTGTTCCGCACAGCAATCGAGTATACGGGTTCAAGTCCTGTCGGGGCAATTAAGTGACGCTTACAGCAATCTTTCAAAACAGAAAATTCCATTGACAATATTTTCCCGTTTGAAACAGCGTCATGTAAAGAAATGAGGTTGCCTATGAACCGAAAAGAAGATTATAGGGATATGGAAAAGTATCATAAGGCGTGTCAGAGACAGCATAGGCGATATTACAGCAAAACGTCATTTCTATATCCGTCTCATCCGTGGACTGCGGAGGAAGATGCACTGGTAATCAAACATGAGATTACCGATTCTGAACTGTCCGAGAAAATAGGTCGTTCTGTTGGTGCGATACATAACAGACGGTATGAACTTAAAAAGTTAGCCAGATAGGCATAAAACTTTATATGGGACGCTCACAGCAAATTATGGGATATGACTGTTAATCATAAAAACCAATAGCGTCCTGAATGAACTTACAAACAATTTTATTATGGGACTCCTACAGCAATCACAATGGTTAAAACAATGTCTGCAAAACAATGTGAAGTGGTTCAATTCCACAAATGAGAGTCCTGGAAAGAGAGGAAACAATGAGCTTCGCAGATGCAATGAGAAAAGACGGTTCATTTACCAGAACCGAAAACGGTGCTGTGGCTTTGAATACCACAGGAGACGCAAGACTGGATTTGTTCGGCACAATCGGATCTCTGAGAGAAACTGATGAGGGCAGAATCGAAACACTGTTCGCAGAGGCATACAATCAGGATGCTCTTTTTGCCACAAAGATTGCGTTCTATGCAAGGGATATTCGTGGAGGCCTTGGAGAAAGAAAGACTTTCAGAACAATCATCCGTTACATGGCAGAGAAACACCCGGAAGCACTCAGACCGAACCTTGATCTGATTGGAGTATTCGGAAGATATGATGATCTGTATGAGCTTATCGGTACTCCGTTGGAGGACGATATGTGGGCGGCAATGAAGAAACAGTTTGAGGAAGATTTACAGAACCTCAATGCCGGAAATGCAATTTCTTTACTTGCAAAGTGGATTAAAACCGCAGATGCAAGCAGTCCTGCCACAAGAAAACTCGGCATACTTACAGCACAGAAATTAGGTTATCCGATCTACAATTTCAAGAGAATTGTTCGCAGCATGAGAAAACAGATTGGTGTCGTTGAAAGCCTCATGTCCGCAGGAAGATGGGATGAAATCAAATACCCGGAAGTTCCGAGCCGTGCGATGATGATTTACCGCAAGGCATTTATGAAACATGATGCTGAGAGATTTGGAGAGTTTATCAACAAAGCACAAAAGGGAGAGGTAAAGATCAATGCCTCAACACTATTCCCTTACGATATTGTTGAGAAGATCCTTTACGGCAGAGAGAGCAACAAGGTACTTGAAGCCCAGTGGAAAGCCTTGCCGGATTATGTGGAGAAAGGAACAAACGCTTTAGTTATGGCGGATGTGTCCGGTTCCATGAGAGGCAGACCTATGGCAACATCAATCGGTCTTGCAATCTATTTTGCAGAGAGAAATGTGGGTGCATACCACAATCTGTTTATGACATTCTCTGACAGACCGGAGACGGTTATTCTGAGGGGAGAAACCCTTGAACAGAAGATTTGCAACGTGAGCAGAGCAAATTGGGATGGTAACACAGACCTTAAAGCTGCTTTTGAGAGGGTTCTTGAAATTGCGAAAAAGCATAATACTCCGCAGGAGGAAATGCCGAAAGCAATCGTTGTTATCTCTGATATGGAAATTGACTATTGCGGAAACCGTGAGTGGTCGTTCTATGACAAGATGGCAAATAAGTTCCGCAAGGCCGGTTATGTAATCCCAAACATCATCTTTTGGAATGTGAACAGCCGACACGATGTATTCCACGCAGACCACAACCGTAAGGGAGTGCAGCTTGCAAGCGGACAGTCCGTGACGGTATTCAAACAGATCCTGCAGAACCTTGGCTACAATCCGGTTGAGGCTATGGAGAACACAATCAATTCTGAGAGATATGATTGCATCACAGTCGAATAGAGTAAATACTGACCGGGGCAAATAGCTCCGGTCAAATAAAATATAAAAGGAGATAACCACCAATGAAAACACCCTACAATGAAATTGTGAACATCGCAAGTATTGGTTCACAGACAAATCCGATTTCTCTTAATGAGATTTTGAGAAAGGCAAACGATGAGCAGCTTACATCGGCAGCACAAAACAAAGAGAGAGTATTGTTTCTCGGAATTGATGTGCAGCAGGACTTCATGGATAATGGAGCACTCGGAGTTCCCGGAGCACACGGCGATGTGGAGAGAATGACACAGTTTATCTATAACAACATGGATAAAATTACAAACATTGCGGTATCTATTGATACCCACACACCACATCAGATTTTCCATCCGTGCTGGTGGATTGATGAAAATGGCAACAATCCGGCTCCTTACACACCGATTACGCTAGCAGACCTTGATTCTGGAAAGTACAGAGCTGTTATCTACCCTCGCCAGAGCCGTGACTATGTAGAACATCTGGAAAAAGACGGAAAGAAAACCTTATGCGTATGGTCTTACCACTGTTTACAGGGTACATCTGGTGCGGCATTTGAAAATCAGTTTGCCAACATGATTTATTTTCACTCTGTCGCAAAGAAAGCCGTTACGCAGCGTCTTGTAAAAGGACAGGATCCACTCAGCGAAATGTACGGAATTATCAAACCTGAGTATGATACAAAGAACTACATCAATATCGACTTCCTGAACAAACTGGAAAATTACGACAAGATCATTATTGCAGGAGAGGCAAAGAGCCATTGCGTATTGGAAAGCATTAAACAGATTCTCGAACATTACGCTAATCGCCCAGAGATCACTCAGAAAATCTATATCCTGGAAGATTGTATGTCCTCCATTCCTGGGTTTGAGGATGTTACTGAGCAGACCTTTGATGATTTTAAGAAAACGTACCATGTAAACATCGTGAAAAGCACAGATGATATTTTGTAGGAGGTAGCCGGTATGAATGAAACAGAACAGATAATTGACGGATTAGATGAGGTTGAGATCGCAAATACCTCCATTGATGAAATCGACAGTGAGAACATCAATTTAATTTTTGTCGGAATCGACAAGTCTAGTTCTATGGGAATGTATGAAAGAGATATGGTAAAAGCTCTTTCGGATTTCAAAGATGCACTTATCAATTCCAAGGAATGTGATGAGATTCTGGTTGCAAGAGCAGACTTCTCCGACAGTGCAACCGTAGGAGGCTATAAGCGCATTACAGAGTTTGACACTTCGTATAGCACCGATGGATGCACAGCTATGTACGATACGATCATTGATGGAACTGAGAAGTTGAAAGAATACAGAGACTTCCTCAAAAATGAGGGAATGAGAGTAAAGGCCGTGTTTGCAATTTTCGGAGATGGGATGGATAACTCTTCTCAGCCGGGAGGGTTTGCAAAGGCAAAGAAAGCGGTAGAGTATCTGAACGTGGAAGAAATCGTTACTGCGTTTATCAGTTTCGGAGGACAGGCAACACAGGAGGCGAAAGACCTTGGATTCAAGAATATCCTCGATGTAAGCAGTTCTGCATCAGAACTCAGAAGAGCTTTCAACTGCTTATCAAAATCAGTGATTGAAAACTCCAAGAGTGCCGTATCGAAACAGGATGATTTTTTTGACGTATAAAAAATGAGAGTAGAACGGCGATCCTAAAAGGGGTTGCCGTTCTTTTTTGTGGGAGGAAATACAATGGTTATAAATAAAATCGGTCAGCAACATATCGACTACGGTACGAATTGCCAGGACTACGGAATTGAATTTGATGGGATGAAAGTTGTTTGCGATGGCTGTTCGGAGGGGAAACATTCGGAAGTTGGAGCAAAAGCGTTTTGCCATCTTTTGAAAAATGACAGCAGAATTATACATGAATGTAGTGTATATACTGCCGCAGCCGCTTTTGGAGAGATACTTGGTCTATTCGGGCAGACTTCCGGCTCAATCAGAGATTTCCTTTGTTTTACGATCCTTATGGTTACTGAAAATGAGACACATTTCATGGTAGATTACTGCGGAGATGGTTTTATCGTGAAAGAACGTCTGGACGGAACGATTGAGTTTGAAGAACTATCTGACGGAGAATACCCGAAATACTTTGCCTACAATTATGTGAATAAAGATATGCTCAAACAGTACAAAGATGGTGTCAATTTTTCCACAAAGGCTTTTCCGAAAGATGAATACAGGAATATTGGTGTAGCATCTGATGGAATACGATTCGCCATGAAAGATGAACAATTTAAGAAAGAATTTACGGAAGTCCTGCAGAGCGGCAAGGAAGTAAGAGTAAAGAGGTTTATAAACAAACATCAGAAATTATTCCAGGACGATACAACAATCGTATTGTAGGAGGGCATTATGAAAATGGCACTAACGAGGATAGGAAAAGAAAAGATAAGACAGCTTACTCCCATAACGGAGGGAGGCGAGGGATATATCTATGAGTTTGGCAACGATATTCTGAAAATTTACAAACCCTGTGTTGATATTGCAGCCAAGGAAAAGAAAGTTGCCATGCTCATTGACAAACCGCTGCCAAAGGAGGCTATTAAACCGATTACGGCAGTGTATGACAATAACAATAAGTTTATTGGTTACATTATGCCAAAAGCCGTAGGAGAGGAAGTAAGAGTTCTCACAAGTAAAAAATATCTGAAAGCGAATGGGATAACCACGAAAGATATTTTGGAAATACTCGTAAAGATACAGGACACCGTGAGAGATATACATTCCGCCGGAGTGTGTATTGGGGATCTGAACGATCAGAACATCCTCTTTGACAAAACTGGAAATGTGTACTTTATAGATTGCGATAGTTGGAGCGTGGAAGATGAAAAATGTGAAGTTTGCATGGACTTATTCAAAGATCCATTGATGAAAGGAAATGATTTTTCAGAGGAAACAGACACATACGCAGAGGCAATTTTGATTTGGAAAACCCTTACAAGGATTCATCCGCATGGTGGGACTATGACACCAGATATGGATATTGTAGAACGTATGAAACAAGGAATATGCGTAATAGACAATCCAAAAGTAAAAATACCAAGAACGATTAAACCGTGGAAAAACTTATCTCCTTATCTGGTTGATTCTCTGAAAAAGATTTTTGAGAATAAGAGCCGATCTATGGGGGATGAATTAAAACACATGGCAAAACACCTTAAATTCTGCGATGTACACCAGGAGTTTTATTATGGCAAATATGCTCGTTGTCCGCTATGTGATAATAATGCAAATGTTCTTACTAAGCCGGTATCACAAGGGGTAACAGGAGGGCTTACACTTATCACGATGCTCAAAGGAAACGATGTAAAAATTGTTCTAAATGAGCAGTGCTATATCAATAATGCCGGAGAAGTAGTGGAAGTTAAGAATGGGAATAAATTCACATACGAAAGCGGAATTAAATACCATTTCGCAGAGGTTGGAGCAGAGAATATTGTAATAAAAGCGGATGATAGAGCGTTCTGGTTTACCACGGATAGAGAATATGTGTTTGAGAAGAAACACAAGAGTCCGATTTATGCGGCAGGAGATTCAGTATATTTCATAAGTCCTGCCAATACATTAACCTCTATCCAGATCACAAAATCAGGCAACGGAATACGGACGATTACAAAATGTGGATATGAGAGTTACTTTGCGGTATCTGAGGGACATTCGTGCGTTGTGAGTAGATTTGCAGAAAACCTCATTGTGAATCTGGATGGAAAAAACATCGAGATACCATATACTGATACCGTGAATAATTATGGAATACACAGAGATAAAATAACCGGAGGATGGCTTATCGTGTTGGAAAACGGAGCCGGACAGTTCTTTACCTTTGTGTGCAATGAACATGGAGTAGAGTATAGCGAGGATCGCATTAAATATCAATGTGGGCTTGGCAATGTATGTTTTTATAACTCCAATATCTCAATACCGATTGATGGAAATATCAGAATATATTCGTACCAGAAACAGGCATTTAAAGATTTTGAGTGCGAAGCCGTATCGCCGGATAGCTGTTTAATCAAAGATTCCACAGCATTTACGATCGTCAATGATGAAAATATTTATAGACTTGTGAGAACTGTACGATGAAAGGAGAAAATGGTATGACAGAAGCGCAGAAAAAAGCAGTTGAGGTACAGAAAGAAATCGAAGAGGCTTGCATCCGGCATGGACTTAATCTTACTATCTTTGAAAATGGAATTGGATTTGTCGATCCTAAAGAGAATAAGATTGTCATGGTATGGAAACCTCAGTATAAACCAGAAACGCCGTCGTTACATCCTATGGAGGAAAACACATCAGCAGATTTCAAACCAGCCACACAGAAACCGTCCGGCGGAAATATGTCCGCTTTCATATTTGGCGGTTCAAAGGGAAGTGGCAGATTTATGGGAAACAAAAGGAAACATACAGTCAGAGGAATGAAACGGAGGTAGGTTGATATGCCAAGTTTTAAATTAAAACCGGAGCACATAAAGATTATGACAGACCTTAATTTTAGAATCTCCATTTTAATAGATTCTAAGGATAGGTATAGACCGGCAATAGATGTTAAAAGACCATTCGGGAACAGCGGTCCCACAACGAATGTGTGTGAAATCATGGGATGGCACTGCGATGAAGAAATTGGAGAATACGCTGCTGAGGATATTGAAAAAGCCGAAATGCTCATTATCGAGCTTCCGGTTGCTTTGCAGATCGTGATGCAAAACCACACATTTGAACCCGGAGA